ATGTCTAATATTAGTAAATTAAAACGCATTGAAGATATACTAAGTTCATTGAAAATAGACATGGCCGGACCGGTTACGGTAGATTATGAAAATGGTGAGAATTTTATCATTTTTCTTTCAGGAAGGATAAATGATAAAGGAGTGAGGATACCCGGAAGAAGTCAGATTAAAACAATACAAGCTCTACTTAATATGGAGGGCTATAATGTTTCACTTATATTAGTGGATGATAACTCGAAAAATATTGATGCGACTATAAAATCCTTTCTGTTCAATTCTTTTGAAAAAGTAGTAAGAAATTCTTTTTCGATAGAAGATGAAGAATACATAGATATATGGATTGATCCGAAGACTATTCTCGAAGAAGAAAAATATGATGCCATTGCTAATGCAACTAACGGCTTTGTTAGAGCTTTTTCAAGAAAAGAAGTTCGTATTAGTTTTACGAAAAAACAAAATACTCCCACTATGAGTGTTATTATTCGCGTAATTCGTCTTGGTGCGCCTATTTCATTAAATCAAATTTCTACCCGATTATTGGAAAAAGGATTTGATGTACCTAATGAGGTTTGGTTGGCACATGCGTTGGATAAAATCAGAAAAGCAGGGAATATTTCTTGGAGAATGCCAGGGACGTACTTTTTGACTTTACAGGGACTTAATATGCTAGGATCTGAAAAAAACAAACGGAGCCCCGATATTTCGAGAGCACTTGAATTAGCTAGGCGAAAAAGCTAGGTAAGTTGTGGGAGTCTCAGGCGAGGGTGTGCATCATGCCCGTTTGCTAAGACTAACATTAGAAGGGCCCGCCAACATCGGCGACGTTCCTTCGAAACGCCACCGATCTTGTCGGTGCTCTCGAAAGTGTGCTTTGCTAAATGAGACTCCCACCAGAGTTATTACATAGCCAAGGTTTTGTCGTCACCTCCGTGCAAGAGTTGATTGATGCTATTGGTACGATGTGTTCTGATTTAGAGCGGAGTGAAATAGAAAGGCTATGGGCGTTAGGTCTTCCGCCTGTGACCTCTATAGAAGCTCTTTCAGTTATGTTGGGATTTAACCGTGGCTTTACTTGGTCATTGGTTAAACATAGTTCAAAATATTACAGAGTATTTCCAATAACAACTGGTAAAAAAGAGCGCATTATTGAGGCGCCAAGAGTTTCACTAAAGATAATTCAAAAATGGCTTTCATATCATTTCGAAAAATGCGCTAACCTGAGCACTATTTCACATGGATTTGTGGGTGGTCGTTCACACATAACCGCAGCTCATACTCACTTAGGTGCACATTGGGTTGCCTCATTTGACATTCGAGATTTCTTCAGAACGACACCAGAAGAGAAAATTAGGTCTTCACTAAAGGCGTTGGGTTATCATTCTGCGGCCAGTTTAGATATTTTGGCTGGATTGACATGTATCTTTAACAGACTATCTCAAGGGTCTCCAGTAAGTCCGATTTTATCCAATATCTGTTTAAATGAAGTTGATGTAGAACTCAATAAAGTTGCCGAGAGATATGGTAGCAAAGTTACGCGATACGCTGACGATATTGTTTTCTCTGGAGTTGATACTCCCCCGGTAAATCTACTTCATGAAGTCACAATGATCTTCGAACAAACGCCTTGGAAGCTCTCCGACGAAAAAACAGAAATATCTATTTTACCACGTCGACTAAAGGTTCATGGCCTTTTAGTCGATGGCAATAAGCTTAGACTTACTAAAGGATATCGGAATCGTCTCAGAGCGTATAAGTATTTGATCAATTCTGGTAAAGTAATAAAAGATGATATAGATATGATGATCGGTCATATAAACTATGGAGAATACGTAGATCGAATTCAAAGTAGTTGATGGTTATTTATAAGCAGGCACTTACGTGCCTGCTATTATTTTTTACATTTTATTTAGACTGGCGGGTTAACGTTATCTGCGTCTCTTTCGGATGTTATAATTAGCTCCGTGACCTGCTTTCCTTCGCCACCTGATATTGTGTAAGTCAATGGAACCGCAAGTATCCGAAAACCCTCAAATATCTCTCGTACTTCGGAACGGTCGTTCAACGATACAATGAAGCGGCCTTTGATGGATCTAAGCTTTTCCGCTATCCGCATAAAATCAATACGTGAAAATACATCCTTGCCATAGTCGGCCTCGCATCCGTAATAAGGCGGGTCGAGGTAGAACAGCGTGCCCGCGTGGTCATAACGCTCTATAAAATTTTCCCACGGCAAACGTTCGATTACGACACCTGAAAGACGTTCGTGAACCTCTTCAAGAATTGGCCCGAGACGATTAATATTAAATCTTGCTGGGCCACTGGCATCGACACCGAATGATCGCCCCTTCACTTTGCCGCCAAATGCGAGGCGCTGTAAATAGAGAAACCGGGCTGCGCGCTCCAGGTCTGTTAATGTGCTAGGGTCAGAGCTTGAAAGCCGTTCAAATTCCTTCCGAGATGTTATCTGGAATTTCATAGTCTCCATAAATTGCGGGTAGTGGCGCTGCAGAATTCGAAACAGGGTTACGACATCTCCAGAAATGTCGTTTATCGCTTCAGCTTTTGGAATCAGATTTCTGCGAAAGAAGACACCGCCCATGCCGACAAACGGCTCAGCATATAGGGTGTGAGGAATTTGTTCGATGATGGAAGCAAGCCGCTGAGCGAGTTGCTTTTTACCACCAATATAACTTGCCGGTGGAGAAACCGGGCGAACAGACGTGAATGAGAATCCTTCTTGCATTTTTATTAACCTGTTGAGGCCAGTATGCCCGCGCCCGCAAGGGTCGGGGTGTGGCATTTGACTTACCGTCATGCCGGGCGGGACTAGACGCCAATCAAAGACCGCCGCTTATTGGTGCTCAAGCACCGATAGCCACCCCGTTTAGGGCGGATTTCCACAATCGCTATAATGACGATTGACTCTTATTTAAAATGAGAACATTTTAGGAACATTCCCCTACAGTGCGGAATATGTTCCTTAGTGTCTATGTACTCGGGACAGGTTTCGTGCGCCCTGCTTTCTGGAGTTTGAAATGCGCCTGCCTGAGACGATTGAACGGCTGTACCTCGACTTCGACGGGTTTTTCGCGTCAGTCGAGCAACAGTGCGACAAGCGTCTGCGAGGTCGGCCAATCGGTGTTGTTCCTTTTGAAGGCACCAATAGAACCGCTGTGATCGCCTGCTCAAAAGAGGCGAAAGCAATGGGCGTGAAGAATGTGATGCCAATTAAGGACGCGCTTCGGGTTTGTCCGGATCTCATTCTCGTGCCACAGAAACCAGATTTATACCGACGCGCTCACAATGCCTTGCTCTGCGAGATTGAGACCGTCATCGCGATTGATACGGCGAAGAGCATCGATGAGCTGACGTGCGTTCTGGACGATAGCGGCAAGCGCAATCCTGAAATGCTATCAGCACGCATCAAGGCCGCTATCGCTGACAACATCGGCCCATACATCACCAGTTCAATCGGTTTTGCGGCGAACCGCCAGCTGGCGAAGATCGCATGCAAGGCAGGGAAAGACGAAAGCAAGCGCCACGGCAGCTATGGCAACGGCCTTGCGATCTGGCATCCCGCATCGATGCCCGCGCCACTGTTGAAAATCCAGCTGGAAGACATTCCAGGCATTGGATCGAGTTTGGCTCAGCGCCTTTATAAAAACCGCGTCTACACCACGGGACAGCTTTATGCGCTGCAACCGAAGCACATGCGCAAGATCTGGAACAATGTGAATGGTGAGCGGCTTTGGTACGCCCTGCATGGATATGACATCCAAGCGCCAGAGCAACAGCGCGGCATGTTTGGCCATGGGCGCGTGCTTCCGCCAGAATCGCGCAAAATTGATGGCGCTTATGAAATCTCACGCCTATTGCTGACAAAAGCCGCACGTCGCCTGCGCCGCGAAAACTTCTATGCCGGAGGCTTATGGCTCTGGCTATCAATTCACGAAGGGTCATGGCTGGGCAAACAAGGGCTATCTGTCGTGAACGATGATCAGGCGATCTTGGCCGGTCTGAATGCACTATGGAATCGTGTCCGCCAAGAGTTCCCGAGAGGAACGGAGATCTTCCGCGTCGGCGTCACTCTGTATGATTTGTCGCCAGCCGACGAGCGTCAGATTGATCTGCTAAACAACGACGACAAGCTGCGCCAGAAATGGGAACGGGCAAACGGTGCCGTTGATAAGCTCAACAGCAAATATTCCGGCACAATCGTCAGTATGGGCGAATGGAAGCCACCGGCAGGCGGACACGTTGGCGGAAAGATCAGCTACACCCGCATTCCATCCGCTGAGGACTTCTGGTGATGGGAAACTGGAAAACTCATATCAAAGTCGGAGATCTGGCAGCCGATCAAAAGCTGGAGCTGATTTGCCGGAAATGTAACCGGCTGGCCTACACCGATAAATTATTGTTATGCGAGACGGTTGATCGCTCACAACTCTATCTCGATCAGATCGAGAGCATGGCGCGCTGCAAAGGACGCGGCTGCAAAGGCACAATGCGGCTTTCCATGGTGCGCCTTAAAGAAATGAGCGGCTTTGTCGGTGGCTTAGCATGAGCGGATACGGAACCGATAATGGCCGGGTTTCCAAGCCCGGAGGCAAATGGGAACATTGGTGCGATGCTGATGGATGCAAAGCATGGGGGACATACGGTTACAAAACGAAGTATGGCCAACTTTGGTTTTGCTACGGACATAAGCAGGAAGGTGAAGACGCCTTAGCTGGACGAAGGTGAAAGCCGCACTACCTCCCATTTAAAAGGGAGAGCATCATGTTGAAACCGAAACAGGCAGGCAGTTACCCAGATCGGGATCTGGATTGTCAGGAAGCCGTAGCGCAAGGCATTGCGGATCTGATTGAGCAAGCGACATTGTCTGGCACATCAGAAGCCGACGCCGCTGCTGCTATAGCTGATACGGGTGTACCAGGCATACGTGATCTCATTGATGATGCGGTTGCTGCTGGTTGGTCAGCCGAAGAAACAGCAACCGCAATCAAAGTTGTATCGGCAGGCATGTACCGCGGCTACACCGGCACAGAACCAGATGAATGAAAACATATTTAAAACGCAAAAAGCCCCGTTAAAACGGGGCTTATTTATTTATGGCTTTCGCAGCCGGGTGCTGATCATCTCAAACAAAGCATCACTAATCCACATGCCGCAGACGCCAACAACAAATGCTGCGGCATGCAAGCCAACATTCGTGCCATCTTCGGGAGGCAGTGGGAAATTTACCGCGCGGAGATAATGGATGATAGGCCCGGTAAGATAACCCGCAGCAAGCGCACCACATATCGGGGATGCGATGGTTTCTTTCATCGATGTTTTTTTGCGAGACAGTGCTCGCAATATGCCCCCAGCAAAGCCAGCGAGCAGAACCGATGTTTTCAGGCCGTATTCGCTGAATGGATCGTCCATTACTTTTTGCCCCAAATATCTTTGAGTGTATGACCGCCCATGTAAAGGGTCACAAATGTAAGCGTCAGACTTACAACGACACCCAATTCTGGAATTTCGAATTTTACGCCGGTCACACCTCCGACAATCGGTGCCGCCAGCAATATGTAAAACCAAACCAGCATGAGAAACCACATCCATGCCGGACGCCAAGCCCATGTCCAAAGGCTTTCAGACTTGTTCATTTCTGCCGTAAGCAAGCTGTTGGTGAGTTTCTGCTGTTCAATGTAAAGCTGGATGATCTCTTTATCATTGTCAGCGACGGTCACCGCTGCATCGATCTGATCAGCAGGAAGAGACGGAATTTCACCCGGTTCAACGCCGAGGCTTCCGGCAATGGTGTCGACAACGGTTCCAGCCAATCCACCTATAGTCGGGCCGAGTTGTGCTGAAATAATATCCTTGATGACACCGGATCCGGTTCGCACGGCAGACGACAGGATCGTATCTAAGATTGCATTGCTCATGCTTCAGCTTCCTTGGTGAAGGCGTCGGAGCGCGTCTTGTTTACATGCGAGCGCCAGACGAGATAAACGACGAGAGCTACGGCACCGACGATCACGCCAGCCGCGAGCCAGTGAGCCACTTGATCAGATACAGCGTAGGTGCCAGTGCCGCTCGCACCAGTTGCAGCTGCGCCTGATGCCTGTTGCTTTGCTTTGGATGCAGCGGCCTTTGCTTCGGTCTGGAGCGCCGTGGTTGCCGCCGCCGCCGTTGACGCAGTGGCGACAATCATTTTGAGCGCCTGCGCTTCGCACGCGGCAATGCGCGTTATCCAACCCTTACCGAAGGTGATGAAGGTTTTAAGTGACTGCACAAATCCGGTTCGCTTTGCGCAAATCTTTTTGACGATAGATCGAGCGTCGGACATGCGAGCTTTCGCCAGTGTGTTAGGCCCGACAACACCATCCTGTTTTACGCCGAGCGCCGCCTGTAACCACTTCGCACTGCGCGTTGGACCCGACATCACGCCGCTATCAAATGTCGTCAGATCAATGCCAAGTGGCAGGCTGTCACCTTGGATCGGTCGCCAGTAGTTTTTCTCGTAGATTGGCTTCACGTCATCCAGCGTCAGGTTCTTGATATCAAGGTTTGGATATGAGTGCGCAGCGATGCCGTACTTTGTCCCCTTGAGCGTACCGACACCAACCTTGCCACCGGTCCAGTTGCCGGGATCCTTGCGGTTGCTGGAATAAACACCCTCATATTTCAACGTAAATGCAAGTGAGTTTGTAAAGTTAGCTTTCATTGCGCCGGTCCTTTCAGCATAAAAAAAGCCGCCCAAAGGGCGGCTGTTTACAAAGCTAATATTCTAATCATCTAATGGGTCATCACTCATACCCGCGAACGTGCTGTCGGTAGTTCCGCCAGATGTCGACTTTTTCTTCCCTTTCTTGCGTGTATCTTTTCCGGCAGTACCTCCGGGCTGTTTGATTTCCAGTGATGTCGTGCTTCCGCCACCCCGGTCGGCTTTGTGTCGCACCGAAGAAATACGATATTTGCCATCAACACCGGCACGTGCTCCTGAAAAGTCGAAAGTTGCTTCGGCCTGCGCTTCAACCGTAAGGTCCATTTCGACATTGCCTTCGCCGCCCTCACGCTCGGCCTCCCGTTTGCGCGCCTCGGCAACATTATCCGCTTGGTTTTCGTCTCCTGCTGTCGTGCGTATAACGTTGGTGGACTCTGGCAGGTCACGGTCGAGATCAAACTCAACATCTTTTGATTTAAAGTCCGCCGCGTTTCGGTCGAAGTAACGAACCTTGGCTTTCGTGAATGATCTACGCCCCTTGAAAGGCGCAATATCCCACGAAATAACGTTCACACCGACTATGCCTTTTATGGTTGGCAGATGCACGCCTGTGACCGATTTACCTTCACCCTGCTTTACCAGAACAGCTTGATCACCTTGCATCTTGAACGTGCCGCCCAATTCGCGAGCCAGCTTTTCACCAAGATGAAAAAAGCTTTCGCTGTCAGCAGACCAATAATCGCGTCTGATTTTTGCAAAATCAGGGTCCAGCTTGATCGACGATATGTCAGAACGTTTCGCCGCATCATCCATGAATTCCTGTAGAGTGGCATTATCCTTATGAAACAGGAGCGGCTGTTTGACCTTTCCCCGACTATCAAACCCTTTCGCAGATACGCGTAAGGTTCGCCCGCCACCACGTGAGCCGGAAGAACGAACGCTATCTACAGTGCCCTTAAATTTAGAGACCTGTTTAAGAAACACCTCAACAGAAGCGCCGTCTTTCGGTAACTCAACTTGACCATCAGCGTCGTCGAAGGTGAGAGAGCAAGTGTCGGATGTGCTTCCATCTTTGTCTGTAATCTCAATGTCTATGAGATAGGGACGCATGGCACTAGTCATGTCGTTGCCATCGACAATGACCCGCCAGATTACTTTCCAATTGCTGGTCATATTATTATCCGAAAAGAGAAACGACGTTGCGCGATTGCCCTAATTCTTCCGGGGGCAGATCAGGCAAATTCACTGCCATACCCATGGGAATTATCACTCCGAGCGATGCCAGGTCGGTGTTAAACGCAAGGGTACTTTCAACGAGGCTACGACCACGCACGCCATATGCGCGCCACAACAGCAGGTCGAGAGTAATACCCTCGCCCTTGACGATGATTGTTTGCATATTGGAATCCTAGAAAAGCCCGAACAAAGAGAGCAGGCCAGTGATCACTTGTTGTCCAGCACCTGCGTCTGGCTGTACTTTCGTCATGACAATGGTGTGCTTAACGACAAAACCCACACCATTTCGTGTAAGATCGGTATGACTTTCCGTGATCCGGGTTATGGCAAACCAGCCCATCCGTGTGCCATCCCCGCGCATGAGTGGGAACTTTGCTCCACTTCGACGCATTTCGTGAGCAGCTTCAAGTTCATCTAAGCCGCCAGTCTTCGTCGGTAAAAGTTGCCCGGAAAGGGTGATTTCGTCATCACCTTCACCGGTAAACTCTTTTGCAGGGAAAGCGCCAATTAAGGCTTTGGATGCAATATCTGCAGAGGCAGTTCTTTGCATATCATCGATACTAAATGGTCGCGTATCAACTGCCAGTGTGCCGAGCATATAAAGCATTGAATTACCCCGTATATTCTAAATCAGCATGAACACCATCGAATGCAGATCTTACGCCTTGAGATACCTTCGCAGCTGCAAGGGTTGCTATTTCTTCAGGGGTTGCGGCGGATTTTGCATTGACGACGACACTGAGATTAATCGGCGGCATCGGTTGCTGGTTCATAACCTGCACCTGTTGAACACCCGATGGTTGCGCAACGACCGTCGGTGTACCCAGTAATGAGACCTGTTCTGGCTTTCCAACCCCAATCGTTGGGCTTGGCTTCATCAGATCATTCCACAACTGGCGAAAGCTAAAAGGAACCGTTTCGGCTGGAGGTTCTTGCGGAGGCGGCGGTGTGGGTTCTCGTGGGCCGGTACCGTTATAGTATTTGTCTTTATGCTCGTTCGACTTCTCGATGAAGAAGTTTGGATCAATATATCGGGGGTCAGATGGCCCCTTTGCCTCCAGTCCCTTGTAAATTCCGTAAGCAGCCGTTGACCACAGATTGAACTTAGACAGGAAGGCTCCGAATCCACCGGCCCCTGAAAAAATGCGCCCAAGCAAACCGGCCTGTGTTGAAGCCGCGCCAGTCTTCATTGCTCCAACTTCTGTGCCGCCGTAAAGCAGAGGTGTAAGCTTGCTGGATAATTGAGCCAACCAACCGCCGCCCACAGCGGCACCACCTTTACCTACGCCTGCACCAGCAGCAGAACTGGCAGCACCCACAGCGCCGGCTGCTGCACCACTTCCCGCAAGGCCTGCTCCTAACGTTACGATGCTTTTAAGAATACCAACTGCTGCACGCGCACCGGAAAGAAAATAAAGTGCAGAAGCAAGCTTGCGAATTGTACCGGCCAGCATTCCAAAGCCTACACTTGCAAGCATTAGATACCCACCATATTTGAGTACCTGGCCGAAAAACTTTGCAAGCGGGCTATCTTTGACCGCTTCGTTGAAGTCACGAAGAGAAGCCCCAAACTCCTTGAAACGAGCGAAAATTCTGCCGAGTTTATCAGCTGCCTCATCGCCGTTCGCAGGCCCCAGCAATAGGTCGCCAAGATCATTGATCATCTGACGCAAATTGCCGTTGTAGCCGAGACCGGAACTGAATCCTTTGATAGCTTGCCACAGTTGATCTAACGGGGTTGCTCGATCTCCGAGCGATTTAAGTAGATCAAGCACGCCCGCTGCAGCATCATTAATTGCTGGCAACATCCGGTCGCCCATCTCAATACCGATAGCGGCAAGATTGTTCCGTAAAAGCTGCAATGCATTTGCGGTGGTTTTAGCGCGAATTTCATATTCTTTAAAAGAAGAACCGGCATAGTTGGTTTGTTTTGAGACTGTGCCCAACAGTCGCTGTAACTCATCAGTGCTTTTGAGCAGTGGCGCAAGTGCACGGGCCTCCGAGCCAAACACGGCTTCCATCACCGATATTTGCTGCCACTCTGGAAGTTTCTTTAGACGGTTAAGGACACTGAGCGTGGTTTTAACAGCGTCCTTCTGCATACCCTTGGCAACTTTAATGCCATCAAGTCCAAGCTGTTTGAATGCTGCACGTTGCCGCTTCGTTGCATTTTCACCTGTGGTGAGAGCTTTGGTAAGATTCCGAAAACTGGTGGCGGCGACTTCCGGTTCGAAGCCGGAACCGATCATCGCACCACCAAAGGCCAAAGCCTGCTCTGCAGAGAAGCCGGCAGTCTCAGCAAAGGCAGCTACACGGTTGGTGTACTCCAGAAGGGCAGGGGCATTTGCAGCGGACGTATTGCCAATTTCGTTGATAGCATCGGCCAGCAACACCGTGTCTGTCACACTTCGTCCCAAGGCAGTCTTAATTTTGGCCAGAGCTTCGCCTGTTTCACCAACTGGAGTTTCCCATGCGGTAGCCACCTTTGCCGTCGCTTCTGCAAAGGATTCCAGTTCTTCGTTCGCAAGGCCCGACTGGCCAGCTGCCGCGTAAATAGCAGCAAACCCGGAGGCCGTGATCGGAATGGTCTTCGACAGTTTCAAAATAGTTTGCCGCATATTCGCAAACTGGCTGTCGCTCGCCTCAACGACTTTTTTGACATCGGCGAAGGCCGATTCAAATTCGATGGCAGCCCCGGCAGTTGCACGAATGCCCTGAGCTACGCCGATATATGCGGCACCGATAGCTGCAATGCGCCCCAAAGTACCGGTGATCGGCGATGCAAGCCGTCGCTGTGAAGCGGCGAAATTGTCAGCCGCTCCCCGCAATCGGTTCATAGTGCCAAACAGACCACGCGCCGGGCCGGACACACGGTCAAACAGGCTAACGATCAGTTTGCTTTCAATGACTGACATTGCGGAGAGCTTTCATAACACGATGAACAGCATCCCGCTCCCGAAGTGCATGGGAGCAGGCGTAACGGTCAACGATTGTTCTGGGAGTGTTGGTATAATGAGATAGTAGGACGGCGAGACCTCGCCAGTCGGATCCGCGCCCTATCTCACGTTTCCCAAGATGCTTTCGGTTTTCACGATGATCTGGGCAATGTCACGGCCCTTAACTTTCGAGAACAGATCGAAAGGTACGCCACACATCATCGCGAGGATTCGCATGGTGCGCTCTATGTCGCCCTTAGCTGTTTCTTCGACAGCAATCATCTGCCCCACATCAGGTTCGGCAAATTTCAGTTCTGTGATCTTGCCGCCGTTCTTATCAGCGATTGGCACCAGCAAAGTGTGTGGGACGATCAGTTCGTCATTTTCCATAATCAATACCTTTATGATTGTTTATTAAGCACCGAGTGCACGACGAACGTCGCCAAAGTGATCAACCCCACCAGAGCGCAAAACGCGCTCCCAGAAATCGACATACCAAAGCTCTTCGCCATTGAGATGGAACTCGTAGTGCGTGACTTCCTTGAAGGAATGGGTGCAGCCCATGAAATCTTCTGGGCTACCTTCGTCCGGCGTCCATTCAACGATTGCGCCCTCAATGATCGCTCGGGCTGGTAACGTCGCTCCGGTTTTCTTGTCTCGAACTGCTGCTGCAAAAACCCAGCGGTCAACCTGTCCCATCCCGCGGAAAACATCTGTATCAAAACCTTTGATTTCCATTGCAGGTTCAGGCGCTTCTATTCGGGGAAGTGCAAAATCAGCCGCCATCACACCGCCCCCGGGGTTATGCGATGCGGTTGCAAATTTGATGGAAGGTATTGTCAGTTTCGCGATAGTAGTCGCACGAGACGTGCCGGCTTGTTCTGCGCGGCGCACATCGACGGCTGCGAGCATATAAAGAGGCTGCATGGCAGTTCCTTCAGTGTTGTGTATGAAAGATGTTGAGTTAGGCAGTAGCGTTAAGACGGGCGATAATTTCCGCGACCAGACCTTCAACAGCAGGGCGGTAGCGTCGAATTTCGTGATTAGCCACTTTGAAAGCAGGGGCTGGCTCAATACCAAGATTCACGGTGAGATGACCAAGGCGAATTTGTTCAGGGCTATTTTTGTCGGCAATAAACTTCACCTCAAATCCCAGAATATCGTTGTCGACCTTGTGGTCACGCAGCATGAATTTTTGTGAATTCAGCCACGCTTCCGCTGTATCTGCACTGATTTTTGGACCGAGAAACTGGCGGGTAATCTGAGCGAGTTTAATCGTAAGATAATCCGCGCCGCGAACCTGATGGATTTGCTGCCAGAGTTCGCCCGTTTCGGCGTTATCTGTACCAATGAACACAAAGCCGCCATCCGCAACTGCGCCATCCACACCGGTTTCACCGCGTGTAACAATCGATACGTTGCCTTCCAGCATCTGCTGGCCTTCGGTTGATCCGTCAAAAAGCGAGAAGTTAATGTTGCGGGAAAGTCCTGCCAGACCTTGAATTGGCCGATTGGCGATTGTTTCAAATGGCTTTCCGCCATTTTGATTGTCAACGGATGCGAACAGGCCAGCCACACGCGGACCCATAGGCCGGGTAACAATATTGGTGCCCTCGTATACACGTGCCGCCACACCAATTGGCATCAGCCGCTGAGAGTTCATTGTTTCACGCGCAGAGATTGCAAGTGCTACTGATGTGTCGTCAACATCGACAGGGGCAATAGCAAGCAGGCGTTCACAAGCTGCTGGCAAAGCCGCCACAATTGGGTTGACTGTATCTGCATCTGGTCGCCATGCAGTGCGCCCAGCCCAGACAATACGCGGGGTAGCGTTCACAGCAGATGGAATTTCAGAAACGCTTGCCAGACACTCTGCAATAGCTGCAGAAGTCGCAGCCACATCAGCACCTTCCTTAATGCGAAAGATTGTTACATCAGCGCCAGCATTCAGACCCGTAAGCTGCGCATTGATCCCCTTTACAGCATCAGCGAGGTAACCTGTACCGAGTGCCTCGACAGAATCGCGATCACTGCTGGAAATGCGAACTGGCGTATCAACCGGATATTCAGTTGCCGATGCATTATCTGATGTTTCGATGAGCAAAATTTTGGAAAAGTCTGCACCTAGGACTGGCAACGGTTCATCGTTAGGGCGTGTGAAAGTCATGCCGAAAGTCGGTGTCGACATCGGGTTAGCTCCTTTTGGATTTCAGGATTTGCCCCGCCACGGGCTGATTTCGGCAACAAAAAGCCCGGCACAAAGGCCGGGCTTGTTGAAATGAAAAAGCCCGCGGAGCGCGGGCTTTTGATGTTTGATGGTGCAAGGTAATTCGATCAAACGAACGGAATGCGCCCCCACCGTCTCTTCGTTGTGACGTTAGTCCAGATTCCCCATATCCCTACAAGGGAACGTTTATATGGGCGTTTGATTTCCCTCAAAACGCGTTTTCTTACAGCTGGACGTTGATTCGCGTTGCGACGGTCCTTATTCAAGGTACTCGCTAGGCCTGCCTGTCGGCAAAGGGCGGGTGTGCACTGATAAATAACCAGCTCATCAAAAACTCCATGCTCCGCACTGAAAATAAATTGATCGATCGGAGCCCAGGCTTTGTCCATTTTTGCCAATAACCTTGCGGCCGCATCTTTTGAAACGATATAACCAGCAGACATTATGTGCGTGGAAAGAAGGCGAGCGACAGCATAGCGCGTACCTGCAATCTGAGTTGGTGCGTCGATCAGGACTTTTTTGCCGTTGGTTTCAAATTTCACCAAATCAGCATTGCTTGGCAAGCAATCGATTTCTCTGATGAAATCTGCCGCATCTTGAGCAAACTCAATGTCGTCTTCTACAACCATCGCATATTGGTCTGACGATTTGGCAATTTCTTCCAAACAACGTCGATGGCTGAGAAAACAACCGACTTCAGAAGGCGTTAATGGCGCTTTCCAACGGTCATTAATTGTTACGAGCGCTCGAAGTTCGGAAGGGGTTAAAGAGCGACCATCAACGGCAGATACGCGAACGTATTCCAAACCAACGCTGCTCAACTGCGCAGCCATGTATGCAAGCCGGTCTGTAGATCTGTCTAAGTTGATGAGATAGCACTTCATATAAGCCCCCTTGGTGCCGAACACATAAGGGGCTTATTAGATGCAGTCAATCAGGTGAAAGCTGCTGCAGTTTCCCATAGTTGATCGATATCTTCGGGCGAAAATCCAATTTCAGGAGTGCCACCGATACGGTCAAACAATGGATCAATTCGGCTGTAGTTTTCTACATGGTCAAGCTTACTTTGACTTATTGTCTTTTCGGGCTCTGGCATCGCTTCGATTGCAGCGCCGATCTTCTCACGAAGACCCGGTACCAAGCTGATTGCGGCATGTACTCTCCATCGCGCAAGAGTGGGCATCATGACGCGTGCTTCCTCAATAGAAAGCGCTGGAGGAGGAATAAAGGCCGCTATTGAACCGTGAACACCGTCCTGAAACTCCTGCCAGAGCTTTCGACCATAAGCCGATTGCGTGCGATGCCCTACGGAGAAAGGCATTTTTCCCAATCCTTCAACCGTTACATCACAGATAATCGAAAAATGCTCCGAGTCATGCCATCTCGGATTTTCAACCTTAGTGATTAAAACGTTGTCGATCATTTAGATCACCTTTGCGCATAGAATGAGGTTACCGTAATTGCCTTGGGGAAATGGATTAACTCCACAAAAGCCGAGCATTCGCCATGTCCCATCTGCTGCGTAAGTACTTTGTACGGTCACGCGGTCATTGTTTGATCCACCAGCCGCGAGGCCCGCATACCGCAAATTCGCCCCAGCTATGAGATCATTAGGATTAATTTGTCCGCCCGGACGAACCCACATCAGTGACAGTCGACCGGCAAAACAAAGCTCGCGGACCTGTGTTAACGCGTGTGAATAAGCCCGATTTTCAAGCCAATCATACAGATAACCGCCGCCCCAGCGTGAACCGCTCAAATTTCCATCCTGATAAAGCACTCCCGTGCCGCCACCAGCGTAGACGACTCCTGCTGCTTGTACGTCACCGGACGATACTACTCGGCCTGCGTACATCCATGCGCCTGAACGAATATCTCCTTCTGCTCTGAACTCCCCACTTGGTGTAAATGTGAAGGTTTTCTGCGCCTGACCGTCGTTATGCATGTGGATGAGCTGATAACTCGTCGCTTGAGCATTATTACCAACGTTAATAACGCCCTGCGTCCAGACGCCTCCCCAAGCGCTCGTGTTGTATGTAGCGTTCAACACTGGCGCGTAACTGTTGCCAATTGTGGTGGTTTGAGCCTTGAATGGAACACGGCGTTTAGGAACATTGGCATACGCTCCGCCCGCGCTGTCAGCCCAAAAGCTAGCAAGCCAATCCTCTGAAGTTGTGGCAGCTATTCCGCCGAGAGACCCGGTGAGAACGTCGCCAGCTTTCCTGATGAAGATGGCGGATAGTGCCGTCTTGATATTTCCCCATGTCGTTTTGAACATGGTTGAGCCGCCAGCTTCGACGCCGGTGAAAAAGTCACCTTCCGCTGGCGTTGTCTTGCCGTTCGCGCCCGCTACAGCCGCACCCACGGTTGCTGTAGTAGTGAGTGCTGGAAGTTGTCCAGCTGGTACTTTGCCGCCAGCGTCAAGTGATGCGACGCCACCAGCCGCTCCTTTGTCCACCGTCCCAAGGGAGTCAATATTCGCTCGGCCCTGCGCGCGCTGCGCAAGGCTGAAGTTTGTTGCAGCATCCACACGAACGCGGACACCCAATGCGGTTCCCACTGAGGCAGCAAAGTTGGGATCATTGCCAAGGGCGTCGGCAAGCTCTTTCAGCGTATCAAGAGCTTCGCCTGACCCATTCACCAGATTATCGACAGCCGACTTGATTGCCTGCGCAACTTCATCGGCTGTCATGCCGTCTGTTATCCCGAAACCTCCCAGCGTGGTCGGCTTGTTTGTAAGATCAGCAAACGCATGTTTGTGGGTCGATAAAGCCGTCTCAAACGACTTTATCTTCACATCAATCGCTGTGAATGTGGTGGCAATCTTGGCGATCTCACCAAGCTGGAGACCGCGCGGGGATGGTAAATCCCAATCGTAGTTTATGGTCTTTGCCATTTATCACACCTTTGAAAGTAACATACGGAAGCCGGAAATTTCCGGGCGTGACGCGGGTGTTCCTGTAAGAACAATGCGAGTTCGTGCGTCCAGATTGGCGGCTGGATAGTTCGGGCGAGTGAACGTCTGCTCGACCAGCCCATCACCCAGCGGTGTTGCGCCTGACACATTGACTGTCTCGTAATTGCCGGGAATGCCGATCTGTACTTGCGCAGATGAATTTGCCGGAAGCTTTGCGTCAAAAGTCACAAGCACCCGGTTTGCATCGGTGGCGTCCACTGCACGGGTCACATAGTCGGCGGTTGTCTGCAATTCGCCATCAATGATCTGCACGTTTGGAAAGATGAACGGTGTCACCCGCTCGGTACCGCGCAGAACCGCCGCCACCTGTATGGTTTCATTCTGAATGTAGTGATCAAAGCTGATGACCTGGCTTGGCGCTGAATTGATAACCTCGCCGCTTGGCCGGGTCAGTCGAATGCTGACATCGACCGATGGATCAGGGCATTCAACACCAGCTCGAATGATCACATCTGACATTTTCGCAGGCGTGAATGAACCAATCGGCACGACCTTTTCAACCGGGTTGAACCGGCAAGCGATCAGTTCAAACCAGAGATCGGATTCATTGTGAACGGTCCACGTCGATGCATTGGACGATGACAACAAGACGCCAACTGTGAACGGCTGGCCGGTCACAATCGAATTTGTGTCGAGATCGATCTTGCCGATGGACGCAACGAAGAGTTCATGCTCGCCGTCATCGGTCAGCACCACAAAGGAATATTCACGGCCACCCGGAATGAAGACCGGGTACTTGAACATTGCCGTGAATGTCTCGCCTTCACGCAACACGGTGCCAGCCACAAAAGCTTCCGCAATCACTTCCGATGTTGGAAGGCCGACTTCTACCGTTCTGACCTGCACCAGAATAGAATTGGAAGGTGAGCCGATTTTCGCGCACATCAGCCGAATGCCATAAAGACACCGGGATTGATCCAGCGTGAATGTTTGCGCCAGTGGGTCATGCCCACCGCCACGCCCGCCGCCGTCACCGCCACGACTTACCGTGGTGGAATTATTGGCATTGGTCACGTTTGTAACGCTCGTGACGTTGTTAATGACGGTGTTGTTGATGATCGGCTGAGGCATGCTTTCGGTGGAAGTTTCCAGCGAGCTTGTCAGTCGGTATTCCTCAACCGTGATTTCGCCACGCCCGACATAAGTGCAGCCGGCATCCGTTCCGACACTGCCTTCAAAGAAGACGGACTTTGACCCTGCCGGCACATTGGCAGGAATGGTGAACTCACCCGTCATAACGCCGTCAGCATCGGCAGGACCAGCCACGGTAAAGGCGACCTCAATGTCATCGAACCAAACGCCGGAGAGCGTTTCATTCTCGATGAAGCCTTCCAATCGGAAATTCACATCTCGCGCCCGGATAAATTCGGCGGAGATGATCGTTTCACGAATTTTCTCAACCTGCTGTTCAAGCGAAATTCCGGTGATGTATTCACCGTCAGACGCTTCAAAGGCTTGCGTTTCCGGTGAGGTCCAGCTCGTGCGCTTTTCCGTCCAGAAGTCGGTTGAAGGTTCGACATTGGCACGGCCCGGCATGGGCGTGAACGTCTGGTAAGGATTGATCTTCATGGAACCGCTGCGTCGGTTCTGTCTGATGATTATGTCTTCGCTGAAATCGAGATGCTGAATTTCCATGAATGCCGGAAACTCATGCAGTGTTGGCTTGATCGGCAGACGAAGCTTGCCACCGACGATTGCGGCAGTTTGAGCAATACCCTGATCGCGAAGATCATCGTCGATGAAAGGATCAACAAAGAGACCGCGTTTTGCCGCTACTTCACGCGAAGAAATATCATTCTTCAAACGCTCCTGCGCCACCAGATCATAAACGTTGATCAGCATCTGCTCCATGCGCGTGATGCGGTCATAGGTGAAGTTACGCACCTGTGTGATCTCAATACGCGGCGGGCGGCCCCAATCATTATAGACCCGAGCAATCTCCAGCCGGTCGGCAGGAACTTCCGGTGGGCGAGGGCGGGAAACAGCCGATACGCCGGTCAGATAGACCATGCCGCCCGATGGCTCGACTGCGATCACGTCAATGCGCGGTAGCTTGTAGCGGTAATCAAACAGCACGTTGGTGCCATTGGCAGCACCCGTGACGGTGACTGTATCGCGACCCACGGCATCAGGCTGGATATTCTGATTGTAGCGGTATTTGACCGTATATGACGCGCCGGGTGCAGGTTCTTTACCCGAAGGAGACCAGTCAATTTGCCCCTGGGAAAGCAGCCAGTCAGCTGGCGTCGTGTAAATCGTGCTGCCCGATTTGATTTCGAGGATAGCAGTCACTGACGAATGCGGTAGAGGATCAGTTACGCCGGTATAGGGACCATGGACGATTGTGTCCGTGATTTCCTTCTCGACGGTTACGCGGCGCACTTCGGCAATCGGAGCCTTGGAAACTGTAAAAACCTGTGTGCCGCCTGTGGCTGCGGTAAACGGATGCGGTTCGGCATCCACATTGCGCAAATCAGGGTTTTCCTCATAATCAAACCGAAGGGACTGGCGTCGAATAACGCGGCGACCATTCACATAGGCCGTGCCTTCAGACACAGAGAAAACCTGTTTGCTGTCAGCATTCGGCCCCAAGGCTGTAACCAGAAAACCATTATTGACGAACGAGCCGTTGCTCTCACGCGAATAATCGCCAATGGCGTTGTAGATTTCCGAAAAGTCGATGTTGGTCGAGGTGGTGAGAATGACACCGTCGCGCACCTGAAACACCGAAAGAACGGGTTCTGCATTGCCATCCTGCGAGTGGCCCCATGTGATCGTGATTTCGACGCGGGCCGGGCCGTCTTCTGCAAAAGCCTCTGTGCCTTCAATATCACCTTTTAGCGCCGCATCCTCAATGTCGGTCACCAGACGGTCAGAATGGCGAACGCCAATGACGATCTCGCCTTTGTTCGACAAGGTGAAGTCCGCTGCCTCCACGTCATGAACAATACCACCGAAGTAAATTGCACATGCTGGAATTTGCACCCGAATATGATCATCGTCTGGTGCCGTGACGACAGGGTCTGTGCCGTCGACAATGCGGCCATCCTGAAGGATGTATTCAGCCACGCGGCGGGTATGGTCGAGCGCTATATCCTGCGCTTCGTTCAGGTCCTTCGATTGCAAATAAATTGCACGATCAGGATAGGCGATTGCGTGGCGCTTTCGCGAGCGATCAAAGCGGCTTCCATAGCCATCGCGTTGTATGATGCTGTTCATCACGCCTCACATTGTCAAAATAAAGCTGAAAGTCTGGCCGATGGAACCGTCGCGAACGATAGGCGCGAAGCGATCCACCTCAATCATAGTGCCGAAATTCACCACATTGTCGGCGGGAATATATTGCTGACCGGCAGGAACAGTTCCTTGCAGTTGAGTGCCAACAAAAATGCCGGTCTCGCGCAGCGTGGTGTTAGCTGCATCTGGCAGATCAAGCTGGAAGCGGACAAAAACATAAGGCGTTGGCGTTTCGCTCTGGGAGTAGGCCGCGCCGTCACTCATCAGGATTGTGCCTGCATTGTCTGGCTTGACGAAGAATTTCTCGCGGGTACGCGTTACACCCACCTTGCTAACGAGATCAAAAAGCACACTGAGAGCAGCATCACGCGTTGCCTGTTCTTCAGGCGTTGTCGGCAATGGCTGGTTATCCCATTCTGGATCGCCTTCACCGACTGCCAGAAACAAAGTCATATTGAGAAGCGCTTGAGCAAGGACGGTGCGCCCGCCCTGTGTGAACACGGCCATTATTCTGATCCTGTTTGAACACGCGGCACCGGCGTGCCGAAGGGTTGATTGACGAACGGAGCGTTCTGGAAGCTGACGGTTGCGCGATTGCGGTAATCCACTTGGATTGCTGCTGTTGCCGCAAGTCTGGCCGATGGCTGCGAAACGGGAATTCGCACGGCAACGTTTCTCACCATGAGAATATGTTGGGTGCGCTCAACCACAACGCGCCCGCCTGTTGGCACGATGACGCGGTGCTTATGATTGACGCGAAGCGACAATACCGGCTCGCCCACTATACGCCGCACACCTGACCAATCATTCAGGAAAGCGTCACCGTTGAGCCTGTGCTTGTTCAACTGGAAGGCTCGCACATCCCAGCCGCTTGTCACGCGGGCAAACTCTGATCGTAGCGGCTTTGAAGCCTTCACCAGTTGCGTCATAGGCTTGACGAAATTGGTGTTCCTGACTTCAAACGGCAAATGAACCTGAAACCACCACCACTTACGCCTAGTTGCCGGAAACTCCTCAATGTCGCCATCGTGGTTGATCCAGCGTAATGCACGATGCAATGCGGCGGGTGTGCCGATCAGGCGTTGCCAGATTATGCCTTCCTGCAGAACGGTTCGAAGATCGGGCAAATAGTCGGCTATTTCATTCAATCCATATTCTGCAATCAGATAAGGCACTACGGAATCTGGTGGATTGAATTTAAAACCACGCAGCGCATCTGCGCCAGGCAGAAGCACCGGAAGATTATCGAGAGATTCGGAAAGTACCCGCTCCAACGATGTCGGCGCAGCATCGTCGCCGAGAAGATGCTGCTGCTCCATCAATAGTCCCGTCCTTTGTAATTGAGTTTGATATTGCCCAGCGAGATTGCCACACCGGGTGCAGCAATTTCAGACGCGGAGGGCGATAGAATATCGACGCGCTTCACGCCGGAAACGTGAAGTCGGGCTTCTAACCATGAAGGTTCGAGGTCAAAACCGATTTCGGATTCTGCAAGCCATGCTTGGCGTAATACTTCAGGAAGCACGTCAAGAATGCCGAACGCAGCGTCAGGTAGCAGCCAGATATCAGCCTCAACGTTGGTGCCAGTTGCGACGGCTGGCTGTATTATTAAGGTGTCGTTCAACAGTCTCACACGTTCGCTCATGATTTCGGCGGTTACCGCTTCAATCATGGCCGGATCTGGGATGCCGCCGTTCTCGCGTGAAAGAATGGCAACATGGATGATCGGCCAGAACTTTTCTCGATAAACCTTAGCGCTCCGAATTCTGACATCAGCGCGTCGAGCTGCTGCTTCGTACCAATAGGAACTGCCACCCGGAGATCGCCCTTTAATTTCGATTGCAATCCGCGACCGAAACGCTTCGTCGTCAGTTTCCCCAACAAGTCGGTAAGTGTCGTAAAACGCGGCGAGATGGTCCAGATCGCTGCGGAGGGCAAAAGCAAGCAGGTTTGCCTTAGCAGAGTCATTGATCGCAGAGCGCAGGCCGACCTCACGATATGAATCTGCAAGGTGAACTGTCTTGAGGATATCCGTTTCCAGATGACCAATATCGTAATCAATACCTGCGGCAACGAGAAGCTGCCGAAGGTTTTCCATGCGTTCTGCAAGTATCGTTTCGTAATAGAATGTCTTGATAACCTCGGGCGGGGGCAGGCTGGAAAAGTCGAAAGCGACCGTGCTCATAGCGATTTCACCACTACCTTTCCGGAATTGATCGAAAGCCCAAAAGAAACGATGCGCTCAACAGCCGTATCGCCAAGATGACCACGCGGTCGAAAGTCTGCAAGAATCTGAAAACCAGCGTGTCCCGTTCTGATTTCTTCGACGCTGCCCGTCACGATGACGCGGCGAACCTGAAAGCGCGGTTCCCAGAGATCAATTGCAGTTGCAATCAAAGATTGGAACGCGGCGAACAGATAAGGTGTCATTTTGCGACCAAGCAATTCGACAATGCCGGCACCAAATTCACGACGCATGATAAGCGAGCCGATGCGTCTCATAAGGATGACTTCGACACCCAGATAAGCAGATTCCAGATTGCTAACTGGTAATCCTGTATGACGACTAATCCCGACCATCTTGACTGCCTTCGCCGCCATCGGTGCGCTGCTTGGTGCTTGGTAATTCTATCCGACCATGATCAAGCTCATATCGAGCCTCAACATCCGATAAACTGACTTTGCGGGTTGATGGCACGCGAGCGCCATTCACCCAATCGACGCCGGGACGGACGCGATAGGTTTTCACGGTCATTTTTCAGCCCTTTAATTTGAAGGAGGATCGGTATCGTTTCTGCCACGCTCAATACCGCCGTGGACGTGCGTGTCGCCTATGTCAGTATCATTGTGTTTGACGTGTCCGTTTTTGAAATCGACATTGCCATCAACAACAAGGTCGCCCTTGATCGTTAGTTTGCCATCTTTCACGGTGGCGTCTACGCCGAACGCCCGGAACACATTTGCCAGAAGGTCACTACTTGGTGGCTGGCTTGCATCCGAAAACCCACCCCTAAGAAGAAGTCCCTGTCGCGGGTCACCATTCGGGTTAATCATTCCGACGATCTGCCCCAAGGATAGCGGCATCCACGTGCTGGAGTTACCACCTGACTCTGGGTGTGGGTACCAAGGTGACAAAAATGGCTGGCCATTTTCATCTTCACCAAACTTGATACGATAACCTTTTTTTGCGTCAACGGCTGCCACCGGGCCAACTTTGAGAGATTTGCCGAATGTGGTTTTCAGCATCTCAATGTCGATTTTCATACCGATAAGATCGCGGAGCATCATGGCACCTTTTGCGCGGGCGAAATCCCGTCAATTTGGATTGTTGCATCGGTCCATGCATGCATTTCGCGATCAACATCAGACGGATGCGGACCTAACCCAAGTGCCAGCAACTCCTGCGAAGTCATGCCGTGGGCCTGTTGCAGTCGTTCCCACGGCTCCCGCTCACCTGTGATGATTGCTTCGATAAATGTCGCCTTTTTTTGCAAACTTTCATCATTGCTGGCTTTCGCCATTGTGATGAAGCGAGAAAATGGCGTGTCCGGATCAAGAGATTTACGCGGCTCTGGATCGTCAATCAGATCGACTGTGATTTTAGTCTGATGGGCGGCGAGGCGAATGCCTTCACTGATATTGCCAACCCGACCTCGCTCAAGGGACACAGTTCTATAAATGAAACTTAGGAAAATCTGTCCCCATGTATTGTCAGGATCGGTTAATGCCTGCGCGATTTCACGCGAGATTAGATCAAGCGTGAATTCAAAATTGCCGTCTGTGTCTGGGATGCCTATTTCCGGCATCATAGCTGTACCATTCTGCGGGCTGGCCACCAACATCTTGGCAGTAACGCCGGTCTCAAACAGAAGCTCAGTCCTGCCATTCAATAGCAAAGCGCGAAGTTCGTTGTCTCCGACCTGCGCTTTTCCTGCATCTGTATAAACAGAGATGAAATAGCTATCGGAGTCGATCTCGATATTTCCGGCACCATCATTGTCGATGATGCCGATTTCGCTATCCAGAACATTATCCTGCGCGCGCGTTCGGCCTTTCAGAGCTTCGACGCCAGCAGCACGTAAAGCGATACGGGCAAGGCTCATAATCAGACATTCCCTGTTTTCCCGGCAGTAAATTCGCCAAGGGCTGCATAAAGACGACGATGAGAGCGTGGATCAACAAATTGAACTTCAAACATGGGCTGGCCTGACCGTGTGAATGCACAAACACGATAGCCCTTATAAAGAGCAATGATTGGATACCGTGCACGGTCAATCGCGATTGCTGCTTTGCCTGCTGCAAGTTTGATATTCCAGTCGCTATTGTTTCCACCATCTGGCTGCAATGAAGCCCGATCTTCGGTGCGCAGAACAGCTTCGATTTCAACAGGCGGTTGGCCTTCAATCGTCTTGCCGTTCTTGAGTGGGAAAATGCGGACAGACTCCGCAAATTCTGCATCTACCTCTTCGTAAAGGGCGTCCCGATGCTCTTCAAATGGAGACGGGCTCATTTCGTCTTTCCAGTCTCGCCTTCCATTTTCAGGGATTCCTGCTGCTGAACGGGTGGCTTCGTCGCTTCCGCTAGCTGTTGCGTGAGCGTCGCTACATTCTCGCGTTCCGCTTCCAGTTCCTTGCCAAATTTATCGCGTTCGCCAACAAGAACTTTATCTGCATCCTTCAGATCATTTTGAAGAGAGCCGATCTCACCGGAAAGCTTGACCTTGTCTGACTTCAGTTCAGAAATCTTTTTGCCGGCATCATCCAGACTGGCAGTCAGCCTGTCTTTCTCGGAAGTCAACAAAGCGATTTGCTTATTCAGCGCTTCCATCGCTTCCGCTTCCGAACTAGCTGCTTCGACATGCTTTGTCGCCAATTCCGCAGCAGCATTCTTTCGCTTTTCTGCCTCTACATAATCGTAGGCTATCCGGTCGGAGATCAGATGGTCTCCATAGACTTTAGGGACTTCGATTGGCTCATGAGGACGAACAGGCACATCCTCAGACTTTTCAAGTACCGCTGCAGGGATGATGCCGCCGCGCGGAAATGCAACGACTATATTGAGTTTCTTCGACATAGTTGAACCTCGTGCATGAACAATGCGGCCCGCTGCAATTGGCGCGGGCCGGTGTGCATGGTGCTGGTTAGAGAGTGATCTTGCGCAAAGCGCCAGGCTTCGTGCAAAGCGAGATCGGGTTCGACTGCACCTCGATATCGACACCTTTGTCGTTGCGCATTGGGATCTGTTTCATGTAGCGCGGCAAACCCTTGGTATTGACCGTCTCCATGTAATCAGCCGGAGCAAAACGAGTGATAAAAAGACCTGGCGCACCGATTGGAGTAACGCGGCCCTCATCGTGGTCGATATAAGCAGCCTTATTATTGGCTGTCGCACGCGAACCCGTTTTGTAGCGCTCGAAAACGAACTTGCCGATTGTGAACTTGTCAGGGATGGCTTCGCGAAGCTGCCCAGCCCCATTGGTAGCTAGGAAAGTTTCCCGAACGCGCTTATGCCCCCAAAGCTTGAGATGGAGATTTCGGCCAGTCCAAACATGAAAATGGTCATAGAAGCCATCAAGGTCATCTTCAATGGACCAGGCAACCTCTTTTTCCAAAATCTCATCAACCTTGGCGGCGTCGTTATTCAGATCAAGCGACACTGGAGCAGGGATGGCAATGCCGAACCGGTTGTAAAGGTCGTGCAGCACGCGCCCCGATTTCGAGGTTACGATTCCCTTGATCGCACCGACACGCTGATGTTCAAGGGTCATATCGAGATCGAGTAAGTGCCTGTCGGCTTTACTCATGACGCGATCAGTTACCTGTTCGACTTCGCTTTCAGTGCCAAAGGCGCGGACGTTCTGAACTTCGTCTGCTCTAATAGAGTCGTTCCGCTCGTAATGGTCCACATTAAACGGGATCAGATTGCGCTCTTCACCTGAAGCAGTTTCACCGGGGCCGCCGCGTTCGGTCGGCTCAACTAGGCTAAGCGAGCCGTCGCGTTCCTCGACCGAAACAATCGTTGTGGTGACGCCGTCTTCTTCGAACATACCGGAAGCGCCGATCTGACCCGGGCGGTAAGGTTGATTGTTGACGGTTGCGGTCAGCGTTTGCACCGAAAACGCGTCATCGTTGAAAATATCAAGTCCTGGCATATGGGGATCTCCTTAGCGGGCCTTGATATGTACGGCGCGCAACTGTTCTAGTTTTGCCGCCTGCTTGGCGGCGTCGTTGACGGAAGCATCAAAGATGAGCAGCCCGGTTTTTACCTCGGCATGAACGTTCAAAATGACGGCCTCGGCATCGCTGTCGGTTGCATCCACGCCGTAGCAAATGATGGCGGTTGCTTTTTCAGCGCCTTCTTTTCCTGCAACTACAGCAGCAGGTGAGGGGATGAAGCTGCCTTTTGCGGCTGTTAGTTCTCCCAACACGGTACCCGGCAAAATTTTGCCTGTGCCTGCCGGAATTTTTGCAACATCACGCGAGATATGTCCGTCGCCTTCATGCAGGATGAATTCGAGGGGGCGCGGACCCATAACTTTATTTTCCATGGGTGGTTTCTCCTACTTGGCCGCTTGACGGCGCGAGGCGTAAATCTCGCCGGTGTTGATCTTTGCGCTTGGTGTACCGGGCTTGCGCGGAGGCTGCGGTTGCGATTGACCAGAAGCGAGCAGCCGTCGGTGTTCATAATCCTGCGCTGGGTCAGGTTCGGGCTGGCCTCCGGCATCTGCTTTTGGAGCTACCGTCAATGCCGTGATGGCATCTTCTGCTGACATGGTGGTGTCGTAGGCAAAGTGGCCTGCAAGCTGCTCACGCCCCGATGCTTCGGGACTGGTCATGATCGCCTTGATCCGCTCTTTCGTTGCCTTCTCGGCATTGGCGGTTGCAGTAGCGATATCGACGGGAGGCTGTCCCGCCGGGTTTTTGTCAGTCATGTCGTCATCCTCTTGACTGGTTGGCGCGGCGGCGGGTGCAGCCGCGTGCATTTCATGGTCAAGGGACCATGAATTGTTTTTAGCCATCCGCTTAAGTCTGTCGGGCGCATTGGCATAAATGCGATAGTCGAAAGCGGAATATGCGACGGCTTTGATCTTCTCGGTTTCGGTCGCTAACCCTCGTGCAACAGCTTCATCACCCGTCAGCCAGATTTCCTTGCGCATGTCTGCGCGGATAGTATCGGGATCATCCCCGGTACGTTCGGCGTATATCTCCGCCATCAAGTCACCAAGCTTGTTGAGAAACCCTACCGCAGCTTCGTGATCATCGGCATTGCCGTAAGTGACTGATGCGGGATCATGGATCATCATCATGGAGCCGGTTCGCATGATGCGATCCTCACCGGCCATAGCAATCACGGAAGCTGCGGACCCTGCAAAAGCATCAACAACAACGGTCACTTTGCCTTTATGCCCCATCAGAGCGTTGTAGATCGCAACACCATCATAGACATAACCGCCAGCGGAATTAATGCGCACCGTAATATCTGTCTCGCGTCCAACTTCCGCGAGGGCTGCAAGCACATCTTGCGCTGTAAAGCCTTCATCCCAAAAGTTATCGCCGACGAACCCGTACAAAACGAGCTCGCCGTTCTGAAGAACGGGCATAGTGGAAACTCCTGTTAAATCAGCAGAAGCGCATGCGCTTTGCAAATCTGCGACGGGTGCCGCTTGTGATCATCTGGCATTCTGCTGAGAGACGCTCAATTTCTCGATCAAGCGCTGCAATATTGGCTTTGCCGTAGCGTACTTCGTCGTCTCCAAACCGCACGACTTCTGTTTGACCTCCGGCAACAATCTGGATGCGTAAACCGCGAAGCTTCTTCACGGCACTACATGGATCATCCAGATTGATTTCGGTTTTGCGGATTCTGACGTTGCTCATGCAGCCTTCTTTCCGCTCTTCGCTGGCTCCGGATCATCATCTGGAAGCGGTTGTTGGTACGGGCGTTCATATGGAGAGCGCATCCCAGCTAAGACGTAGCGATTATGCTCACGCTCCTGCTGTTCAAACAGTTCATCAGGATCGATGCCTTTCACTCCGCATTCCATCGCCACACTGGAAGTACCGTTGGAAATGCGCTCTGAAACAGCCCGCTCACTTTTGTAGTCATCAGCAGTTGGAGCTGCTGGCCCATACCAGAGCGCCCACGTGAATTTGTCTCGATTGGCTGCAAAGACTTCATAGCTGACTTTGAGCTTGATGCGCCCTTCACCAACTTCCTCATCCAGCCAATTTTCAAAAATCGCCTGTTTGAGCGGAGCCGCGAGACGTTCACGCCGGCGTAGTACGATTGGCCAGATGGTGGCGGTTTCCATCCGAACGGAGGAATAGGTCGCGTTTGAGTGGTCCATTGCATAACTGCTATATGTCACGCCGATGGCCCGGGCTGTTTCGCGATCAAGACTTGCTGCGAAGGGAAGATAACTGCCCCCCGGTGTCGAAGCCGTTCGGAATTGCAGATCTTCATCTGGGGCGAGATGCGAAACTGTCGGCGTGCCGTTTATGTTGATGGAAGATTTTTTTGCGCCTTCCATCTTTGCCTGAAAGAAGCTTGCGAAATCCTCGCGCAATTCTTCTTTCAGATCATCGTCGTCTATAGCTTCAATTGCCTCGAAAGCTTCGCGCGATGGCGCTTCACTTGTTAAAACCGCTGCAAAGACAGTTTGCAGAATTGCAGTTTGTAAGGTGGCTTCGTCCAGTGTCTCTTTCTGCGCGTGTTTGCGTAGTGCCGAAGCAAGAACAGAAATGCCCCGTACATCGGTCGCATCCACAGGGTCGAAAATGTGCAGAACAATGGGCCGGCCATCAGCATCTTTTGCCGGATAGCGGACTTTTTTTGTAAAGCCGCGCTCTTTTTCCTCAAACAAATAGCCAACAGGACGCCCGTTTTCATCGTGATAGACACCCTGAAACAGATTTTCTGTTTCGTTAGTGTCTTGCACCAGCTTGTTCGGAGGGATCATGCAAACTTTTAGACCAGAGGTGATCCCATATTTCCTACGCTCTGCGCGGCTCATATAGGTCATCATGCCGGTGATTTCACCGAAGGCCATGTTCCAACGCAGACCAATATCCACCATCTGCGGCACGGTAAACTTGCCGCGCGCGTCACACTCGGCAGGGTTCCAAGCCCACTTTTTCCAGCGCTTCTTGATTAAAGCAACCAGTTTTGCGGCCTCGTCACGATCATAGCCGAATTCCGCCAGATCGGGCTGCGGCTGCAGGATAAGTTCAACGCCAACAGTATCGGCAATGACCTGATCACTCGCACCTTTGAGCTTGCCTGAGTTCTGTATGAAATCCAGCGCATAAGCCGCAACGCGTGACCAGCTGCGCCGAATCTCATCCCGGCTATCGACAATAGAAACCTGACGGGAGGCGAGCGCTCCTGATTTTGTGTCCCGCAACATGCGAGCGACAGGGCGCATTGATGAGACAGACAGAGCCGTGCCAGAGCGCAGGGCGCGACCCAGCCCCTTGATACGTTCTACCAGATTCATCGATCTTTCCATTTCTCACGCCGGGCAGTTTTATCCCGGTGTTTTTTGGGTTTTTGCGGTTTGTCGAAAACACTCGTGTCGGCATGGCCGAACAAATCTTCCTCGGCTGGCACGCCATGAACCTTGACCAGCAGGTCGGCCCACCGCTCGGCGGTCAGGCGTAGTTTGCGTTCGAGGTGCCAGCCGAGCGCGAAGGCGTAAACGGTGGTGTCAAACCAGTCGTTTTTACGCCCCGCGATCTTTTTCCAGATGCGTCCCGCCTTGGACGGGATCAGCTTTCGCTTGCCGCGTGAAGGCTTGGAAAGAGCCTCTTCGTCAGGATCAACCAGACTTTCGGCAGTCAGCTCCTTAGCGAAATCTTCGTCGCAAAGGTCGTTGCCGATATGCAGAGTGTTGCGTGACCACTTCCCGCTTTCATCAGCACCCAGCACAAGATTAGCTAAGGCTCCGACAACAGCGGTTTTCACGTCGTAGAGGCCAACAGGATACAGAAGCACCTTCGCAATGATGCGGCGGTTCTTATCCTTGATGTCACGTTTGACCGGGCTGCCAAGCCAAGGTAGTCCCTGCGGCGCTCGTCCATCCAATGCATAGACATTAGGACGCGGTGCGCAGAAGCGATAAACGCGGTCGGTGGCGAAACCGGAGTCAACGCCCGAAAGGTCTATGCCTTTCGTCCCACAACCTGCAGTCGGGTATTCCCGCTCGAAGGCATTTGCGAGAGCAATCCACGGTTCGTCGGTCTGGTCTGGCGCACCCTCAAATATGTCACGGTCAATGACCTGATACTGGCCGTGGGGACCGAGTGCGATAGCCATCCATTTGATACCGTAGCCCTGAACGTCGGCGGTCGAGACGACGAGCCCAGCCCACGAGGGGATAACCTTTGAGGGCAGTAATTCTTTGCGCACTGCTTCCACGATTTTCTCGTGCTCGACTGCGATGCCGGCAGGGTCATATGGCAATGCCAAATCCTGCTGAAAGAACGTACGCATCTTCGTGATGTTGCCTTGAGCCGCTATCCAGCGCGCCCATATGTCGGCCCATCGTTCACGCGGTGCATACGCCGCCCACAAGTGCCAGGATGGTTGCCATTCTCTGCAACGACCCTCGCACGGGGCGCAGTGCCAGTGATCAATCTGATCTTCGGCTATCGCCAATGGTACGGGTGGTTCACCTTCACGAACCCGGCGCGCAATCCATTTTCCTTGCGGAAGCATCTCATGCTTATGACCATCAATGATCACTTCGTTGCAGGATATACAGCGGAAGTGAACGGGCAGGCCATTCTCAGGGTCAGTAGGCAACTGGTTATCAAACTCTAGTGCCTGATATGTCCGACAGTGCGGGCATGGCAAATAAAAGTAGCGCTGATCGCCAGCATTAAAGTCTTCTGAAATCGCACAACTTCCAGCGATGCCGGGTGTCGACCCTTGCCACTCCTTGGCCATGTCGCCGTGCATCTTCTGACGCGCACGAGCCTGATCGCGTGGACTTCCGCGACCGTCAACATCACTCAGATATCCGGTGATCTCATCCATGGCGAGATACTTGATCGACACCATCTGCAAGCCCTTAGAGGAACCTGCGTTGACTATCTGACAGAAACCGCCTGCGAAGCGCTTGAATGCCGTAGTTGATCCTTGCTCATCGCGACTGTTGACCGGGAGCACCTTATGTTTGATGCGCGGTGTTGCCTCAATCGTTGGATGTAGCTTGATACGATTGAACTTGGTCGCTTCTTCCAAAGTTGGAAGCACGATCATCATCGAACCGGGTGCCTGATCAACTATGAAGCAAAACCAGTTTTCTATTGCTGTCGATTTACCAAGCTGTGCAGCCCAACGTGCTGTGCAACGACGTGCAGGATGGTCGGGATGCAGGCAATCTTGTGGCTCGCGAAGGTAGGGCACGCGGTCGGTGCGAAAATCCCCCGGCCACGGTGAACCCGATTCCGGTGAAACTTTGCGGTATCGGTCTGCATGTTCCGATATGGACAGACTTTCAATCGGACGACTTGCAGCTTCCAGTCCGCGCAAGAGCACCATTTCACCACGCGGCAATTCTTTAAATTGCTCGTGTGGTTCTGGGGCGTTCATGGCAGATCGGTTTCCTCTTTCGTTTCATCGGCAAGGTCTGCCTCGTCGCGCTGACGCATGGCATCGATCCTTCCGAGGATAGATTGATTGAATACGTCCAACCCCTTGCGCATGAAGGCTTTCAGCACGATACGCGCAGATCGTTCATCAAAGCCGTATTTTACCGATGCGTTTGCAGCTTCTGTTTCAAGCGCACGCTCGAAAGCGCTCTGCATGAGGGCGACAGCATCACGACCCGCACGATCAACTTCCGATACTTTTGTGAGCGTCTTGCGCCGCTCGGCCAGATCCATCTCTCGCAATTCTGCATCGGCCTGCGCTTTTCTTGCAGCACCGTCGGACTGGCTGCCACTAAATCGCGGCGCAGGGCGGAATGCGCCCTGCGCCGCAGTCGTCCGCGCTATGGGAGGAGTCGCGCGGATACGAATATTCTCGCCACGGTGAGCAACAAGTGTGTTGAACTCAACCAGACGCGCCTTGCCTTCCTCGCGGATTTCTATCGCCTCGCCATGCTGTTTGATGTAGCGCGAGAGCGTTGAGCGTTCGACAAGATCACCCATTTCCGTCAGCCGTTGCGCGGCTTCCGATATCGAAATCCAATCGCCGTCTGACATGATGATCCGTTCAATGTTGTGTGCAGACACACGTGCAAGCACGTGTATGCGTGTATCGCTTTCAAAATGACCTACTGGTGAAATCCGGCAGTCGAGCACGCCCGTACAGTGGGTTTTAGAGGCATACGGTCCCTAAAAAGGGGGGTGGGGTCAGGTTAGGAGCTTTCGGATGACCGCCTCGACCCTCGGAGGCATAGTCACCGAAGCCTCATGTTCAAAGGCTTCCCGCGTCTCACCCCGGATCATTTCATCTGGAATGCGAACCTCGGAGCGGACTTGCGTGACGCGTCGGCTGGCAGCATTCCCTATTCGGCGATAGACGTGGCCATCTAAGTTCCAACTTTTCACATGGCGGTGCGGGAACAGACCACCCATGATGAATGTGCCGCCAAATATCTGGCGGTTTCCAAAAGGGATGGCAGAAACGCCGCGCCTAGTTTCACGGGCACTGAAATACTTTAACCTGACAAATCCACCGCGCGATTGCAGAGAATATAGGAGTTTACCCGGTTTTGCCGTATCAACGTTCTTTACTGCCCGAACGATTACCCGCCGCTGCAATCCTGTCTGTTTAGTCAGATTGCGTACAACACGGGTGCGCGACCTTCTACCGACTTGGTTCACAATACGCGGCAAGACTTTGGGGAACTCTGTGTTCAGCCGCTTGATGCCATTGGCATATTTGCGTAACCCTTCAAGATTCTCCCATCGGGCGTTCAGCATCGTTTTGAACTCCCCAAACAAAAACCCCGGTCGCGAGTGCGCCGGGGTTTCATCTAATCTTTTTTAGCCTCCAAGGTGTAAGTCAACTTTCCGCCGCAGGTCAACAAGCTTTTTCAAAATGTTGTGCGCTCACACCTTCAAAAGCCCGGAAAAGCTGGACGCCAAGCATGTCTTTTTCTTCAAGCCATGGTGTCGCCGAGAGCGCTGAATACGTCAAGCGATGCGAGGTCAGGCTTTTTGCGAGTGCTGATTCCAGCACAAGAAGCGCAGCAATCCAAATCTGATAATCTACCCGTCCGAGAATATCGGACAACGGTTCTGGCTGGAATTCGTATTTTACGTATGCGTCACGCTGTGGACGCTTGGCGCGGTGATTATAACCATCCACTTCGAGGGAATATTCCCGACCGAATGCATCTTTCGCAGTACGTCGCATAAACCATGCTGGCTTGCCGTTGCGCTCGATCATGGCTTGCTCAGGCTCTGGAGCATAAAAATCTGGCAAGCGACCAAGAATAGCGGTTGAGATCACGAGTGATACGATGGAAGCGCCGCGTTTGCTGGCAGGGCGCAGGCTGAAACGCTCAACTGCGCGGGAAATCGCATCGCGCGTCAGTTCGCCCTGCTCAGTCCAATCAATGACCGGGTTCCAGCCTTCAGGAAACATAACGTCATATTTCGCAAGCTGCGCCACCGCACGCCCAACCTCAAGTGCATCCTCATGTGGAGCACCTTGCTCAATCCAAGTGCCGGGATCGGCACGGTCGCGATCCACAAGCGTCATCAGTTCGGCATAGCCAAGAACTTTCCCCCATGATGAAGCTTCCAATTGCCGCCAAGCAGAATGAATGCTATCCAGCCCATCAGTGCCGCCACCTTTTGGCAGTTCGTGAACGAAAGCCCAGACGAGAAGTTCTTCAATCGTTACGGTTTTCATCGTTTACACCACTTTCGATAGTTCGCGATAGTTTGCGATAGTTTTGAAATCTTAAATTTTATAATTAATTCAAATAGTTGCGATAGTTGCGACAGTTTAAGCTCATCTATATATAAAGCTTTTCCCCGTACCCCCTTGTTTCCCTATAGTTATATAGGGAAAAACTGGTGCAAACTATCGCAAACCATTGAAATCATTTCATTTATTCCGATGATAAGACTATCGCAAAGTATCGCAAACTACTGCTAACTATCGCGATACTAAACATAGCAATATCAATGACTTGCGAGTTTTCAGGCGCAAGCGACAGTGCAAAGAGGGGTTGCGGGGCATGGATGTGCATTATCATAATTGGTGCCCCTCATAATCGGACGAGCCGCCTCTGTCGGGAGCTTTCGGCACATCTGAGAGACGAAAACCGAAGTAAGTTTTGATGCGTCCGTCCTCGCGCCGGTACTTCTTTTTCATGATCAGTCCGAACTTCGTCAGTGAGATCGGTCTGCCACCTTGGTCCACGGTATAGTCCACATAGGCCTGGTAGAAGTCGCGTGCAGTCACTTGGCCGTGTTCGTCAGGCTCAATGCACCGAGCGGCGAAGGCCGACGTGGGGTCCATTTCGTCGCGATATTCCTGAGTTTTCTCCTTCACCGAATCCGGGATAATCAGCCCCTCATTCAGAAAGATTTTCACCCCCTCTATGAGCCAGTTTAATATGCCGGAATACTCGGGCCTGAATTCCGACACGACCTCCTCGAACTCGCGCTGCTCCTCCGTTTTAAGCGTCACAGGCCAGTGCACAACGACCATACGTCGCCAGATGCCGTTATCCGTGCCTGTGATGCGCGGATAACCGTTCCCCGACATGTGGCCGGTAAAAATGGGTTTGAAGTCGAAATAGCCCTGAAAGAGGTCGCGGACAGTGAAGTCTTCGCCACCGGTCAAATCCTTGACCAGATTTTCACGCAAATCCTCGCCTTCAGGCAGTTCTTTCACACGCAAGAACCTACGCCCATAGAGCCGCGCCATATCTGGGGAAGCTGCACCACCAGAATTGCCTTCACCAATGAAGGATTCTGACGGCAGTGTGACCGCAATATCCCCGAATAGCCGACATAGGGTTTCCATGTAGACGGACTTACCGTTCGCACCAAAACCATAGTGAAAGAATAACTTTTGAACTGTCAAACCGACGAGACCAAGCCCGGAAGCAACCTGCACCATCCGCCGCACGTCATCGTTCGGGAGCATACGCTCAAGAAACGCGGTCCATTTCGGACAGGTGGCCTTCCTATCGTATGACACAGGCACAATTTGGGTCATTAGGTCTGTGCGTTTGTGCCCTTTGAAGGCTTCCACCTTGGCAATCTTCTTTTCAATATATTCTGGCACGTTATATCGAATATTCTCATCATCATCATATTCGGGGTTCCGCACCTTCTCCAATGATCGGGAGAAAACCAACGTATGATCCAGAAGCGCTACTTTGAGCGGATCGGCATTAAAATCATCAGGCCCACGCATCACATGCGGCGCGAGACAGGTCAGCATAGCTTCAAGCCGCGCCTTGTTTTTAGATGTTACGGCATGATCCATCCGTCGCTTTTTGCGCTTGCCTAAGTTTTCCTTGGCATTCATCGCGGCGGTCGCGAGTTTCTTTTCAAGCTGCGTCCGCTCATGCTCCTCTTTCTTCAATGCCTCTTTTGCAGCTTTCACCACCTCGAACTCATCGGGCGAATATTCAAGAAATTCTGTTTCCATGGCAATGCGTCCGCCAAGCTGCTGCGCCACTGCCAGCGAACGAGGGTCGCCCGTATCGATATCCCAATGGGTCCCGTCCCATATGGCATAGGTGGCCTTGCGCGCCTTGCTTTGCGCGAGCACCAACATATCTTCGCCGAAATGCCTTTGCAGGCGCTCTGCGTTGTCGGTGTCGGAGTGATCGAGCTTTGCGCAAGCCTTCACGACGCCACGATCTACGGAACGGTTGTCGCGCAATGTGGCTTGTGGCTCACCATCATCATTATGTGTGTGATTTGCATTATGACCGCCATCGGCAGTGGGGTTACGGGGTTCAAGTGCAGCAGCATCAGCTTGCCGCGTTGCCTCACTCAGGATAGCGCGCACAGCAGCCGGTATGTCTTTGATATTCTTGGTCACGCGGCACCTGCCATCATTTCAGAAAAATCAATCCCGGCTGGAGGCCAGGCAATCGCAACCCGCCGCCCTTCACGCATAATACGGGCTTTGGCGCGTACCATTGCGGCGGCGGTCATAATGCGTTCGGAATCCCCATCACCAAGCAACACCACATCGCGAACGTGCTCAGGCATCCAGAAAGCATCATCGTCAGCCTGATCAGCACGCGGTACCGGTCCTTGCACCATCACGGCACGTAATCGATCTTTGGCATCCGCTTTTTTCAATGTTGGATGCGCAAAGCGGGATGAGGGATCTGCAGGACCGGCAAGATTACCGAGATCACCGGCAGCAAAATAGAACGTGTCATCACGGAAGCCCTCTGCACGGCCAACCGCGGCCACATTTTCAATTCCTTCACCTCCAACCCAACGAAGAGCGTCTGGTGATCCAGCAATCGGTATCAAGCCGCCCTTCTTGGAGCCGCGCATTTTTTTGGATGGAAGAAACTCGCCGGATTCTTGATCAACAATTTCCGGGCGGCATTTTGGGCGATTGTTGAGATCAATCCAAGTGATGTGGCAACCAATGACAGTGAGGTCGGAAGCAACAAAAGGGGCGACCATAGCCGGGCCTTCATGGATTACCTCGTCACCACGCCAGTAAGGTACAGACGGCGCTATCCGCAACCATGTCGCCTGTGGCACACCCGCGCCACGTGTCGTAAGATAAAAGCGACCATCTGGCTGAGAGGCTGAAACTAAGTCAGTAGCACGGCTATAAATGCCACGAGCTTTGTTCCGTTCTTTTTCACGGTAATCCGCCTGCTGTTCATTCTGTCTGGCCTGCAATTCCTCATTGCGGCGGCGCTGTGCTTCTAGCCTCGCCAGTCGTTCCTCGCGATCACTATCGCTTTCACGCTCGCCACCTTCTGGAATTGGCTCTCCCGTTAGTATTGAGCAGGCCTCAAGCAGTCCATCACGGCTGCGAGTGTTGAGACCGTGAATATGTGCAGTCATACCGATTGCATCATTGCCGCCGATACCACCCTGACGGCAGTTCCATTTTCCCTTTTGAGTATTGAACGCAAAAGTATCGCGCCCACCGCAAGCAGGACAGGGTTGCGGGTGTTCGTTGCCGCTTGCGCGGAATTTGAGGCCAAGGCGCTGCGCACCGTCTGCAATAGAAATTGCACGAGCATTTTCGACGAATAGCTCAAGAGTGGGATTCATGATTATGCTCCCTCTAACATTTCAATCCGCCTTCCGATCCAGCGCATACAGTTGATAGCCATGGAGTTGCCGAGGGCTTTGTAACGCGGTCCGTCAGCGGCCACTTTCTTGCCGACAGGGATATTCGTGTAACCATCCGGGAAACCCTGCAGGCGCTCGCACTCTGTTGGCGTGAGGCGACGGACTGCCAAACCTGATTGCACTGCAACCTGTCCACCCGCGTTCTGGTTTCCGGCGCGGCTATTCACTGCCCTTAAAGTTGGGCTGATTTCACCAACTCCGAAACCGCTTTGACCTGATGCTTTGCTGTCAAAAGCTATCGGGAGGAAATGACCAGCTGCGGCGCCTTCTGGCCGACCGCCTGCGCCGCCTGTGAAGCTGTCTTTGCAGATTGCACCGGCGACAATAGGAGCCTCATGATTACAATTAAGCGTTGGCGCGCAGTTAAAACTGATCTCGGCTCCACTTTGACCTGTGGCCATCGAAGTGATGTCGCGATCTAATCCAAAAGCCACTGCTGGTAATGGTCTGCCACCACCGGATGGCGAGCCTTTCAGCAGCGGGCCTGTTGCCTCGTCGGGTCCGTGCGCGTTGTTTTCGTAATCTATTCCACCGATGAGGCTACGGCATTCAGCGCGCTGCGCAGTTGCACGGGAAGCGTTTTCCCCCGGTTCTCTGCTCGGCGCAGAATTCCCTGACATGCCTTCGCGCTCAAATAATACCGCAGCGGCACGTCTCCAATCTCCAAGATATCCGACAATGAACACACGCCTTCGTCTTTGAGGGACTGCCCGTCCATACCCGTCCACTCGGACATACTGAGCGTCAAGCACTCTCCAGGCCGCATGATACCCGCATTCTTCCAGCCCTCGGATAAAGGTTCCAAAGTCCCTTCCTCCGTTGGAAGACAGGACGCCGGGGACGTTCTCCCAAACCAGCCAGCGGGGCTGATAGCGTCGAGCGATGGCAAGATAGGTGAGCATGAGGTTGCCGCGTGGGTCAGCAAGTCCTTGACGAAGTCCAGCGACCGAGAAGGATTGGCAGGGCGTTCCGCCGACAAGAAGGTCAATTGCATAGTCTGGCCATTCCTTGAATTTGGTCATGTCGCCAAGGTTAGGGACACCATTTGCCGTCAGTTTTTCACCCGGCATGTTTGCACCGTAGTGGTGAGCGAGAACCTGTGAGGGAAAGCGTTCGATCTCAGAAAAAAAAGCAGGAGACCAGCCGAGCGGATGCCATGCCTGTGTCGCAGCTTCGATACCGGAACAAAGGGAACCGTAATGTATCATTCGCAGTCCACCATGCGGTCTGCACGTCCATCGGGCAGCCTGATCTGCGCTGGCGATGTGGTAAGATGTCTGCGAATAGAGCGTTCGCTAAATCCGGAAGCTTCACGCATTTGCTTTCGCGTAAGACCCATCTCACGCAACAGGGCCAAACCCTCGATAATAGTTGCGGGGTGCAAATCAGTTCTGAAGCTTGCCGGTGTTATGCTTCCCGGCTGGCCAAAAGTTTTCATGGATAAGCCTCTCGTCTGGTGGCGAGTTCATTGCGGTCAAAAAAGCTGTGAGGGCGCTCAAGCCATTGGCAAAGCGCATGCGTAGATTCTGGGCCGATGCGCTTTCCACTGATCACGCGACGCACATCATCTGAAGGGATGGCGCAGATACGTGCTACATCGCTTTCCCTCATGCGTGAGCAAATGCGCTTGCGATCCACATACATCCCGAGAATGGTGAAATCGGTTAGAGTGGACGCGCTCATTCAGCCACACTCCCGCCAAACAACTCACCTTGTCTGGCATCCTTGCGATCCAGCATACGGAGGACCGTTTCACCAACATGCTGGCGATCCCATATGAACCACCCATTGAGCATGGGTGGTGCGCCCTGACCGGTAAAATCAATCTTCCAGCGCATCAGGTACACACGAGATGGGGGGAACTCAGTCCAAAAACCGCCCAATCCACCCGCGCCCGGCCATGACCAGTTGAGCAACAGCGCCATATATTCTACGCCAAGCGTGTCCAGTGCGTGGTAGAGCCAGCGGGCTTTACCCTTGCCTAATGCATGGATAGCTGGTGTGCCCCAGCCACAATCGATGAAGGGTGGGTTAGTGAATATCGCCGGAGCCGGAGCAGATGCGTAATCATAAAAATCACGGATCTCAGCACCGCAGCCACGATCAATAACATCAGATGCGTAAACATCCAGACCAACCGTGCGCAGTTCACGTACCATTGCACCATTGCCAGCTGCAGGCTCCCATATGCTGTCAAAGTCGCGCAAACGCGCTAATTCGGCATGTATTAATGCGCGGGTTGGCTCTGGCGGGGTAGGATAGAATTCGTTCTTTTCCCGCTCCCGCTTATCAGATTTCACAATCTGGCCATCAAGCAGCACCGGAGAAACTTTTGCTTTTTTACCCATAGCGCGGAATAAACCGCTGGCGGATACCGTCATCGTGACACCGCCCACCAAAGCATGAATGCGTACATTCCGCCGATAGTGCCACCCGCGCAGACTGACGACAGAAGTATAAACAAACGTGTGAATTCACGATGCGGGCGCGGCTGGCGAATTACCATCATTCATCACCTACAATGCGCAGGCTAGGATCGCCGCGCTTTGCATTGGCCATCTGATGGGAAATGCTGCTGCGCAAATCGGTAACCGAACGCTCAAGGTTTGAACTCACACGGTCCATTTGTGTGGCTTCCGCATGCGTGACCTTGCCATCTGCGAAAGCTTGCGCGCTGACGCTCATCAACTCACTGGCATTACGCATGACGCTGGAATGCGCAGCCAGCAAGTTGCCGGTTGCGCGTACATCATCATCCGGATCAGCAAGCCGCCGCCCATTGAGCGCTGCCATGGCTGTTGTCACGACCGGCACACCGCATTCACGTTCCAGCATATAGACAGCGTTGAGCGGCATCAGGTCTGTATCAGTGGTGTTGTTCCACCTGCCGACCTGACTTTTTGAGATGCTGGTGATTTCGGAAACGCGTTCAATCCCGCCGCAGTATTTTATCAGATCACGCTGTGCGGACTTAATCCGCAAAAACCATGCCTCGTTTGCAAGTGCCATAGTGAAGTCCTCAAAAGACAAAGCTTTCCCGTGGCGGGAAAATCCGCAGTTTTTTCCCGTTTTGGGAAAGGTTTTTGAATGTCAGATTGTCAGGGTCGGAGCGCTAAGGCGGACTAACCACCTTGGTGCTTCGGAATGGTCGGGCAGACAATTGCAACAAGGGGGCTAAGTGCCGATGCCAATACCGAATGTGGAAACGTCGCTTGTCATGGAGCGGATCAAAAGCGAGGCGTTGGCCAAGGCCTTTGAGGAGCTTGCCGTATTGCTTGCTGGCAGGATCGACCACGGTCACTACCGGGCACTGAATTCGCGCCTTGTTGAGATCGTCGAGCGCATGCCAGTCGTCCCATTGAAATATGCGGCGGGCGTGCAAATTGGAGCGCTCGATCAAGAGCTGGTCAAGCAAAACGCGGTAAGCATCACAATCAACGCGATTGACGACGCGTTCAAGGCGGCGCGCAAGCGTTTGCACCGATAAACGGCATGAGGTCGCATAAAATGACAAATCATCATGGCGCGCAGCTTCACGTTCGAGCTTCCGAATTTCACGCTCAACAAGCAAACGCAACCGGCGAATGCGAACACGACACAAATCGCGCCGGGAATGCCCATAGAACAGCGCGCAATAGGCATCATCCAGATGGCGGAAAATACTCATGCTGACACCGTTTTAGCTGGCCCAGATCCATAAACATCCGGGCGCAATAAATGCCTTGAGACGCCGGTCAACTCCTCAACCTTAAGCGCCCGCTTTGGCGGGACCACATCCCATTGCAATACTGCAGACGGGCTTAATCCGAGATGACGCGCCAGCAAACTGGCACTGCCAAGTTTGTCAATTGCAAGCTTTAGAGCTGCGTTTGGGGTGATGTTCGTTTCCATAGCCGGATATAAGCATAACTTGAAAATCAATGCAAGCAACTCTTAAGTGGACGAGGACCATGTTTAAGCTTCACATGCGCGACATGAGCAGAAATGAATTGGCTATCAAAGTTGGCACTGCAATCCGCGTTGCTCGCAAGCAGCGGGGGATGGTTATGCGCCAAATTGCGGAGCACCTGAACACAAAGACAGCAGCGGTTGGCAATTGGGAGATCGGCAAGAATCTCCCTTCCACAGAGAACCTGATAAAGGTAGCGAATCTGCTGCGGGTTGATGCAGCCGCGCTTGGACAGGGCAATGTTATCTACTTAGGTGACGAGCCAGTGAATGACGCTGAAGTCATTTCTGATCTGCATGAGCTTGTTAAAGGCCCGCTAGATGTAGAAATCAGGGGTGTTGCGGTAGGGGGAGATGACGGCGATTTCTCCCTGAATGGTGAAATCGCAGGATATGTTCGCCGCCCTCCAGGCATTTCAGGCATCCGCAAGGTTTTCGCACTGCACGTATTAAGTGACAGTATGTGGCCACGTTATGAGCAAGGGGAGCTTGTTTATTGTGGCGGCAGGGATGCTATACCAGGCGATGACGTTGTCATCGAGATGTTTCCCAAGCAAGAAGGAGACTTGGGGCACGCATATATTAAGCGCCTCGTTAAGCGCTCAAAAACTGAGATTGTCTGCTTACAGTTCAATCCGCAAAAAGAAATATCGTTCGATCCTTATGAGATCAAAAATATGTGGCGTGTCATCCCGCTGCGCGAGCTGCTTGGATATTAAGCCGTGATGCGTTTGCACGCTCACGGTCTAATTCCGTCTTAAATGCAGCGCTGATAATAACATTTTTCCCAGATTCTCCCTCTGAACGGCATGAAGAGCAGAATAGCTTTTGGCCAAGTTCATTGAGCGTCGTCGTATATTTAAAGCCGAATGTGTAAAACTCGTCTGGCTTTCGCCAGCGCACATGCCCGCAATCTCCACACTCAATTGAGATCGAAATTGTCTGCCCAATTGTTGGTTCTTTCGGAAACATAGCACCCCCATACGCCACTCTGTTCTATATTCGTTCCCTATAAATAATCCAATCCTTATGAATGTCGAATCGTATTTTTGATTTTCACAGCTTAACTCTGCTTGTATTAAAATATAAGTTATGCTTATATCCGCTTACAACATTCAAGTTGGAGGCGAATATGAATCTCCCTTTAAGTCATTCTCAAACAGTTCAACCGTTCGCAACACGGTATGGTTATCCATTGCGCGGTGATAATCCACGCGCCGCTGAGACAACCCCACATTTGCGCGCCATAGAAATGGCAAGGACGATGCAAGACATTGCGGCATCAAATGGCTCCGCATGCTTCCTTGACCTAACCAGAGCGGGATTCACCGCTTCCGAAATTCTGGAGTTTGGTACTCAAGCACAAAATCTCGCGGCTCAATGGAAGTCCGAAAGCCGTAAATCGGCTTATGACAATATTGAAGACATGGCCATGAAGGTGCGCGAGCCTTTGCCTAATCGCCCGCCAATGACTGAGAATTTCCTGACATCATCTGCTTTCTTTGAGGCATGGGGCCGCTACTGTGCTGGTCGGGGCGCACTTATGCTTGACCCTTGGGCGGCACAGCGCGAGCGTTGCATCGTCCATCTCGGGCTGTTTCTCAATATGCTGCCACTCTTACCAACTGAGCGCGGTCGACTCCTGCAAGCTGCTGAAAAGACGCTGCCAAAGATTGCGGTCACTCATGCGAGGGCGATGTCATGAGCACTCTTGGCATACGCGATCAGGAGCAAGCATCCTACGACGCCAGCGAACCAGCGCAACGGGGCAGTCGTGCAGTAATGTCATTTCGCCCGGATGGCAGCCTTATGAATCTTGCTCAGCCAACTCTGGCTGATGTTCACTGGCAAACGTTGGGAAATGCTCTCTCAAAGATTGCTCGGTTCAACGGCATTTATTGTGGGCTGGCATATTCAGTGGCACAGCATAGCGTTATGGGCGCTGATGCTTTGATGAATGAAACTGGCGACCCTGTATTGTCAGGCTACTTCCTGCTGCATGATGCCCATGAAGCATGGATTGGCGATCAGTCACGTCCTACGACCGAACTACTGGCTGACGCTCTTTACCGTATGCATGACATTCCCTCACATTGGGTACGCAACGCTGTCGATGCGATCAAAGCCAAACTTGATCAACCCATTTTTGCTAAAGCTGGCCTGTCATCTGTTTTGCCGCAAGCTGTGGGCGACATGGATGAACGTATGCTGCGCGCTGAGACGCTCGCACTGTTCGGCAGTGTTGGTTATCGCAATCTGGCAGGTCGCGAATTGCCAATGCCAAAACTTACCGGCGCTATTAAGCCATGGGGCGCGCTTAAGGCCGAGGAACAATGGCTCGACCGTCTTAAACGTTATCTTGGTATCGATTGGAGAGCATCATGAGCCTCAATCGACACGAAATGATTGGTCGCCTTGGGGCAGACCCGGAAGTGCGCAGAGCGAATAATGGCGACACGATTGTCAGCATGCGCATCGTCACGTCCGATACATGGCGGGACAGAGACACCGGCGAGAAGAAAGAAAAATCCGAGTGGCATACAGTCGTGATTTTCAATCAGAACATAGCCAAGACGGCAGAGCAATATCTGAAAAAAGGCAATATCGTTTTCATCTCTGGCAAAGTCCGCACACGCAAGTGGGAAGATCAGAACGGTAACACCCGATATTCGACCGAAACCGTTCTGGAATCCTTTGGTGGTGAACTTCAACTGTTACCGCAGGGCAATGGCAGTGGTCGTGGCACCCCAAGCCCAGACGATTACGGCGATACTAGAACGCGCGACCAGTCAAACAACACCCAATCGCCGGGAAACTACGCCAATCAGAGCGGCGGCGGTTTTGCTCGTGATCTCGATGACGAGATTCCTTTCGCACCTGAATGGCGCGGATAAGGCACTTCTAACCTTCATAAAACAGCAGCAGAGGAAGCCATGCAGCGCATACGTGACTCTAATACCATCATCAGCATTCTTGAAAATGGCGAGGTCGTTCCTCGTATGTCAAAGGAATTGCTGGAAACATTTCTCGCCTTGAAAGAACACACAGGCGACCGCCCGAAGGTTAAGGCCAAGGGATCAGTTAGTCTCAAGCTGAATATCGAAGTTGTAGACGGGACAGTCACCATCGAAGCCGAGATTGCTTCAAAGCGTCCTAAGCCCGTTCATGGTTCTTCGCATTTCTGGATGCTCGAAGACGGAAGCCTTTCGACACAACACCCAAAACAAATCGACATGTTCGGCGGTCCACGCGAGGCCACCCGAAACACGTCCGAAGCATTCACTGCTTAATTAGCACCATTAATAGGATTTAAAATGTCTGAGACCCCTATTTCAACAAATGCCGTCCACAACCTGGCAATTGATATTACAGCTGCTGCAGAACTTGGCGCGCAGGCAAGCGGCGCTGAACTGGTTAAAATCGAAACCACAGAGTCAATGATTGGCCTCCCAAAGGAAGTGCCAGCTCTACTAACACGAGGCAGCGCGCCGTCAATTTCGAGCGTTGATCACATTCTCGAAAAATATCGGGTGTTTCCTAGTCGTAAGCGCGGCACGGCGCACGTTCAGACATTGGATGCACTGATTGATTTAACCAACCGCCACAAGACCGACGATTCAGCAATTTTTGCTAATCTCGACTGGACGAAACCAAGCCTCACGTCTGTAATTGATTATCATCGCAATGCGTCAGGCGGTGATGCCGATAATTGTCAGCATCGCATCCACTACGAGTTCCCATTGTCTGACGATTGGAAACTCTGGATTAAAAATGACGGTGAAGTCATGGGGCAGCAGGATTTTGCCCTTTTCTTGGAAGATCGGATTCCCGATCTTGCCTCACCGACCGAAGGTGAAATAGCCACTATTGAGCGTGATTTTAATACAACCGTGGCGCTCCCCTCTCAGCTGGTAAATTTGTCTCGTAAAATGCAGGTCAATGTATCTTCGCAAGTGAAGACAGAGACAAAACTTCAATCAGGTGAAGGGCAGATTCAGTGGGAAGAAACACATACCGGCGCTGATGGGCAACCGGTCAAAGTGCCGGGCATATTCATTCTGTCTATTGCCCCGTTCTTCATGAGCGAAAAAGTGCGCATCCCGGTGCGCCTACGTTACCGTATGAGCAACCAGAAAGTTGTCTGGTTCTATAATATTTATCGTCCAGATCTGGTCATTACACAGCAAGTTGAATCTGACTTGCTGACGCTTACAAAGCAGACTGAATTGCCTTCATTCGCTGGAAAGCCGGAGGCTAACTGATGCCGGCAACCAGTTTTACAATAGCGCGGGGAGCATTGCTCCCCGCCTTGAAGGCGGTCAATCGCGCCGTAGAAAAGCGCAACACCATCCCCATCCTTGGCAATCTTCTTATCAGCGCTGAGAATGACCATCTGTGTGTAACAGGCACAAATCTTGATCTTGAAGTGCGCGCGACGGCGGAAGCTCCGGGCATTGGTGTAATCACGCCATTTACGATGCCGTCAGCACTGCTGCATGATGCAGTGAACAAGTTTGCGGATGGCGTGGATGTGAAATTTGATGGCAACGATGCGCATGTAAACGTTTCATCCGCGCGTTCAAAATTCCGTCTGCAGGTGTTACCGGCGTCAGACTTTCCCGAAATGTCATCGGGCGAATTTAGCCATCACTTTGCGCTGAAAGGCGCAGACATAATCGATGCTGTTTCAAAGGTCGCCTTTGCCATTTCTACAGAGGAAACCCGATATTACCTTAATGGGATTTTCCTTCACCGGACTGATGATCATCTGGCGTTTGTCGCAACCGATGGCCATCGCTTGGCACTGGTTAAGCTTGCCCCACCAGAAGGCAGTGACGAGATCCCCGGCATCATCATCCCGCGCGCAACCGTTGGTTTGTTGAGGCACCTTGTGAGCGCTGAGGGTGACGTATCTGTCAGCCTGTCCGCAAGCAAAATCCGTTTTGAACTGGCCGATGGCGTTGTGCTTACTTCCAAACTGATTGATGGGAACTACCCGGACTATATCCGCGTCATTCCTACCAGCAACGATAAGGCATACACGGTTGAACGTGAGGCGCTCTCAGCTGCTCTTGGGCGCGTTATGACCCTTTCATCAGAGCGCGGGCGAGCTGTGAAGTTCAGTTTCTCGTCGGGCGAACTGCGGCTGGAAACAAACAATCCGGATAATGGCACCGCGCAGGACAGCATCAACATATCCACCGGTGCGCCTGATGAGCTCGAAATCGGCTTTAACGGTCGTTATTGCCTCGACATATTGGAAGCCATCGATGCCAAGGAACTGACGTTCGAACTCGAACAGCCCGGATCACCCTGTAAAATTTCAACCAAAGACGCACCAGTCAGCGGCGAGAAGCCCGTGTTCGTGCTGATGCCTATGCGGGTGTGAGGTGAATTATGAGAAGGCCGGTTGCATTCAAACAAGCGGACGTAACTCGTGCAATAAAGGGCGCGATAGCTGCTGGATTAAAAGTTACACGCGCAGAGGTGGATCAAAGCGGCAAGATTATCGTCTTGGCTGGCGAAGAGAAGCCTACACCCGCAAACGCGCTTGATAAATGGCTCACAGAAAATGCGAATTAATATGAAAGGAATTCATCGGGTTAAAAAGAAGCTTTCCGACGGTACGACGGCTTATTACTATTATGCATGGCGTAATGGCCCCCGCATCAAGGGGCAGCCTGGCAGCGATGAATTCACTCAGTCTTATTACGAATTGGTTTCGGCTAAGAAAAAGCCGGATTCTACAATGCTGCAATCTGTTCTGAATGAATTTCAAGACACGACTATATGGGCTGATCTTGCTCCACGCACACAGCAGGATTACATCAAACAGATCAAAGTCATTGAGAAAAAGTTCGGCAGTTTTCCCATTAACGGGCTGGCTGACATTCGCACCAAAGCCGTCCTCATGAAATGGCGAGACGAGTTGGCCAAGAAATCGCGCCGGCAGGCAGATTATGCATGGCAGGTACTCGCCCGAATCCTATCGTGGGCGCTGCCATTGGGGAAGGTGCCTGCCAATCCATGTGAAAAGGGCGGTCGTGTCTATCGTGGAAATAGATCCGAGAATGTGTGGGCAAGTGATGATGAAAGTGCCTTCATGGCTTTGGCACCTGCGCACCTTCATCTTGCACTGCAACTGGCATTATGGACAGGGCAGCGTCAAGGCGATTTGCTGCGCCTGGAATGGCCTGCTTATGACGGGACCAAAATTAGACTGAAGCAGTCTAAAACTGGCGCACGAGTGGTCATCCCTGTTGGGGCACCCCTCAAGATTATGCTTGATGCAATCGAGAATCGCACAGGAACTATATTGAAAAATTTGGACGGGGAGGCGTGGACGAGTGACGGATTTAGAACGTCGTGGCGCAAGGCAAGAATCAAATCTGGCGTATCCGGTTTAACTTTCAACGACCTTCGTGGGACTGCAGTGACGCGTCTGGCTTTGGCTGAATGTACGGAGGCGGAAATCGCTACCATTACAGGTCACAGCCTGCGTGATGTGCGATCAATCCTTGATGCACACTACCTAAATCGCGATCCTAAATTGGCTGAATCAGCCATTCGAAAACTTGAAAACAAACAGAAGTCTGTAAACTGAGGTGTAAACCGCTCTATGCAGGTCTAATCTAATAAGGCGAATTATGTAATGAAATCAGATGGCTGGGGAACCTGGATTCGAACCAGGACTAACGGAGTCAGAGTCCGTGGGTCTACCGTTAACCTATTCCCCAGCAGGATCACGTATCAGTGTTATTTCTGAGGCGTGATTTCGACGGAAGCTGTTGCTTCGTTCGTCGGTGGCCACCATCTAGCGAACTCAAACGATGAGCGCAAGCCCTTCTTTTAAAAAATGTGGCAAATTCTGCTATTTCTTTCTTGCGCCCGGAAAGTATTGGCTTTGCATCGCAAATTGCCAAGTGCGCGCATAAAAAAAGCCCGGCAGCAGAGGTGCGGCCGGGCAAGGAGCAGGCTGGCCGAGAGGGGACCCGGCCTGTGAAGGTGGCGCCTGCCAGATGTCAATCAACAGATGTGGCGGGTCGCCTCCACGCGCAAGCGTGCATCTGCAAGGGCGGCCAGAACGCGCGTCGGATCTTCCGCGCTGCGTTTGTGAACAGCCGTGTAGAGGTCTCCACTCTGAAGCCCGATATCCTTGAGCAAGTAACTATCGAGTTCATTGAGATGAAGCACATGGCGCCGGTTTCGGAATAGCGTCCAGCGACGCATAACCGACGTAAACACGGATTTTACCACTTGCTTGAGCACGGAGGTCAGTGTGCTCGAAGCCGGTAAATGTGTCATGGTGGTCTTGCTTATCGCTGTCAT